TTAAACTTCCTCTGTGAAATCCATCATATCTAATTGGCTGTCGATCCAATTGTCGTATAATTCTCTGGCTTTAATTATTGCTTCGTCTATGCTGTCAGCCAAGACCCTTACGTCTACACTGCTTCGTCCACGAGCATAAAAATCTTTTATCTCGTCCTTCAAGTCTGTCTGCTGTGTATAGGCAATCATCTTCCGCGCGTCAGTTATTTCTCCATTTTCGTCTAAACTTACACTGAAGATAGAAACGGCTTTAATAGCGTCGGCCCCGGCTTGATAGTCTTCCCACAATTCCAGAGCTTTGTTCTCTGCCTCTTCTTCATTCGGGGCGAAGACATAGGCTGTAGCTAATTGGCCCTGGGTATACGTAACGTGCTCTTCGTCGAACAGAGTTCCCAAAGTCCCGACTTCGGCTTCTTTCGTAATCACGTTTATGCGGACTGCCCAAGGGTAGATTCCCTTCTCTCTCATTTCAGCCATAGGATCTAGCTCAAATTCTTCTATACACTTAGCCTCAGTAACACTACAGAGCCTGAACATGCTCTGCGCTAAATCGCAGGCTTCCTCATAGCTCGAAAAAATTCCCACCGGCAGTTGGCCTGACGGTGTTTTTAACATATAAACTTTCATTCCGTACTCCTTACACTTCAAATCCGTGTTTTACCATAAACTCTTTTGTTTCCTTTCTGGGTACCCTAGAACCCCAGGGAATGTACGCGTGGTCATATTCCTGCTGTGGTGAATCAGGTATATATCCTGACACTGTGACGTGATAGCTGCCACCGCCGGTAGTTGTAGTCACGTAAAACCCAGGATCCCAAACGACAGCGGGCTGAGCAGGGGGCTTCGGCATAGGGGTATTACAATACCCGCATATACCCAATCCATTTCGTATGTCCCAGGCCGCGCCGCAATTGGGGCAGTTGGTTTCTATATTACTCGTCTGGGCGGATCTCTGGGAGTTCATACCCCTCTCCTCTTGATGTAGGAACTTGAACATCTAGGTCCCTTAGGGGCCTTGGTAGGTTCACCTGCATTATGCTACAACGCGATTTCATCCCTGTCTCCCTTTTAAGCATCTTCTTTACTCTCTCTGCAGCCTCGCTGGTGTATAGAGAATCAACCAAAGATTCCAATTGCAGTCTTTCTTCGATCCTCTGCCTGGTTTCGGGGTCCATCGGGCCTACATCAATCTCTGATTCCTCTGACCGGAATGTTTGGATTATTTTGTCCTTAATGCTAGGATTAAGCTTCTTGTCCAAAACAGACAACTTTACTTCTAACTCCCTTTCCCGGATAACCAAGCGGGCTATAGTCACGGTGTCGACCAGTTTTTCTATAAGACGGTCGATCTCTCTACAAACCTTATTCAGCGTCTCAGTGGAGCTTTGATCGTGCAACAGCTCCAACATTAGGGTGATTTGGTCGTAGGCCGCTTCTAACCTTTTGGTTACTTCGTAGTCTGACTGGTTAAGGGCCAGGGCTGCGCTCCGCATGGCCTTAAATTCGTGACTGTCAAACTTATTCATATTCGCTCTCCTCTATTTCCTCTGGAGGAATTATATCCTTCAGCACATTCTTAGCCTGGATTATGAAATCCAACAGGAATTGATAGATTTTTTTGGACCTATCGTCTGTCTGTGGTATTAGACCACTCAACTTGTAGGATAGTTCCTCAATATATGCGTGAGCCTCTTCGGCTACCTTAACAAACTGGTTGTTGGAGTATAGAGTAACTTCTCTGTAGCAAGTCATAACCACGGCCATGGTGTCAGCAACCTTCAACAGCATGCCCACTTTGTCCTTCTTGGCCTGTCTCCAATCTTCTTCCCACCTAACGGGGAGATCGAAGCGCTCTATGACTTTACCTATGCTGTCCTCTTCCAACTTCTTGAGTAAATCTAGTATCTCTGGACTAGCATACTTGGTGGGCCGCACGATATCTCCCGTGATGATTTCATCCATGTCGTGTACAACGGCCCGCATCATAAGACTACAACACTCTTGGCTGTTGAACAGCTCCTCGTTGTACTCCTCTGACATCTTATTTAGTAAGAAAGCACAGATGATGGATACAACTCCAACATGGTGCACCAAGTTTTCTGGTCTCACTAAATGGTTTCTTGAAAATCTGTTAACGGATTCATATTCGCTGATGAAGTTCAGCAAATTCCTTACCTTGCGTTTGAAATACATTCCTTTCCCTTTCTATGAAGAGGGCCCCGAAGGGCCCCTATTTACGAAGTTTTCTTTATTCGTTTTTCCTTGGAAACTAACCGCATGGCGGGCAGTGGGGGAACTCGGTAGCCAAACAGCTCTCTAGCCCCGTCCATGAACTCTCTGGCTTCGTCAAGAACCCACTCCGAGTTTGTTTCCTTTATCTTGTGGTCGTCCATAAGTGTGTGCATACCTACAATAAGGTGGCACGCTTGTATAAAACAATCCAAAAGAACCTGACCAGTTTCGTCATATTCTTGTCCTGGATCATACTCGCAATCCTCTACCGGTCCTTCGTGTATTGTCGTTAGTGTGTCTAACAATCCCTTAGCCTCTTTAACAAACGAGTGGATCTCATTTAGTTCTTTGGTTGACACTGATTTGCTTAAGCTGCCCAGCTTTTGCTCAATCGCACTGTTGAGCTTGGTCATAGAAGCTTTCATACCGGCCATAGTTCAGTCCTCCTACGGAGTATATATAGTAAAGCCGTCGACGTGCAAAGTTGATTCAACGAATGCTGCACAGAGGTCACACAAAGGAACAATGACGTGTTCTGTGGAGGGTGTATTTTGATTACGGGCAGCCTGGACAAAGATTTTATCCAAGGGCACGTTATCTAAAGCCCAATCAATCAGGCGTCGGCAGCGAGGGCAAAAGTCCAATTTTATGTTTTCAGCTGGTCTATCCATTCCATTAAATAACCCACCGTATAGTTTTTTCTGTCGAACAGGGCTGTCGAGGAGGTTGGCCAGTTAAGGGCATTGTCCCCGTCGTTGCCTATTACAGAGAATGCGTTAGCCGAGTGGGCGTGTACCTCCAGGTAGAAGTCCCCTTTGGTAAAGACCCACACCGCTATGAGCTCATTGCCTGGGGCGGGGTCGATTGCATAAATGGACCCAATCTTATACCCGCGGCTTTCCATAGCTGGGATAAGCATTTGACTTATTTGGTTCATCCACTCCTGGGAAGCCCTGGCTTTAGCCTCCCCCCATAGAACTTTTATGTTGCTATCCATTTCATTCTCCTAGTTCTTTCTCGCGGGCCTCGACCATGTCTCGTAAATACTCCAGTTGCTGAAGTTTTCCACTGGCTACCCCGTAAAGAAATGCGTCCAAAGGAGGAAGCTTAGGTATATTTGCTAAGTGGTCCTCGTAGACTTCCTCGTAGTCTAAAACGTTAACTCTTGCCTTCTCTATTAACTCCTCTAAGAAGATTAAATACTTCTCGCTATCAATTACCACTGTACCACTTCCTTTCTAATTTTGGAACTTTTAAACTACTTAGTTTTTCTATCAGTTTTTTTGCTCTCTGGCCCGTTACCTGATAAACACAAATATTACCTCTCGGTCTTACAGAAGAATTATATCTCTCGGATGGTGGTGCCCAGACGTCAAAATACGCTTTTACAAAGGAAAGAACTTCAAAAGTTCCCGCCACACTCAAATGCGGCCTATTTTTATAATAGCCTATTGATCCGTCGCCATCTATGTATCCTACTATGTAGGCCATAACCATCTTTTCCGAGGCAAAAGATGGAGGTCTTAAGTTTAAAGTTTTGTTTGGAAATATATTGAAAGTCTTTTTAAGGCACTCGGTAATTGCCAAGGAAGTTATGGTCATCCTAGCAGTAGGTCCGCCTTTACCATAATTCACTCCTTCCCTTACAGGCCCTGTAAATTCTATATCTTTTTTAAGTCTTTCTAAGTGTGCCTTATCTTTTATGGAGAGATTTATTTGTAAGGTATTTTTATAGACACAACCATCCGCGGCTATAAATCCAGCCCAATAAGACGACAAAGGGTTTATTTCAAGAAAGAAATCCGAGTTGCAGCTATGTATAACTGCACTCTCTGACAGACCAAGCCTCCTAGCTTTGGAGACGATAGCTTTTGCTTTTCTCCGCAGTCCGCGACAGAGCTTCTTCAAGCTTTCTCTGTGGTAGTTTTTTACCAAGTAGTCTGTTCCCTTCTTAGTCCATCTCATAATTTATTTCCCACAACACCGCTTGTACTTTAGCTTTGAGCCACATGGGCACAAGTCATTTCTGCCGATTTTCTTGTAATCAATGAGTAATATACCGTTTAGGTGGTCTAATTCGTGTTGGATTATCCTGGATAGATCAAAGTTGTCGATGATAAGCGGCTGGCTATAATTGTCAGCCGCTACCACCACTGTTTCCCATCTCATTACCGTAGTTTGTAAGTCACTGCAGGACAAACACCCCTCAGTTGAACCCCGTCTCGTCTCGGAGTGTTCCGCTATCCTCGGACCTATCAGGTCCAGGCGGTAATCCCCAAAACGTATAATACAGGCCCTTTCGGTTTGCCCAATTTGATTCGCACTCAGACCCACCCCTAGGTATTCTTGCTCTAGGGGGTCCAGCAGTGCCATTTCTAATTTTATCAATGTACTTTCGGCGTCCGAGATTGAGGTACATTTATGTCTCAGAATCGGGTCCGGATGTACTATTATCTTTGGCCTCTCCTCCTGATACCTTTTCATCTCCTCCATGGCTTTCTCTAGCTGCGACAATTGCTCTAACTCTTGCCATAAAGGCGTCCTCTCCCTCGTCTCTGATAAGTTGCTCATACGCCTCACACTCCTTTAGGATGTCCTCTCCTGTAGCGAACCTTTTCTTTAGCTCCTTGCGTACCCGGTTTTCTGTTCCGGCTATTCCTAAAGCCCTAGAGATCAGTTCAGTAGTTCTCTTGCTCATTACTTCTTTGTTCCTCCCAGGAATAGAGTACTCATATAAGCCTCTTTTCCTTCGAGCTGTGGATCCTGCTCGTACTCTTCTCTGTCTAATTTCTCGTTTACTTTGATAATTAGATCAGCATAAGAGATATTCCAGTTAGCTTCCTTTAAGGTCTGCGCCAAATAAAATGTCAGCGCACCATGGTATCTACCACCTATATAAGCATCGGCACTGGTCTGCTTGTCAGAGCACCCAGAGATCAAGATTGCATCACCTTGGTCAGTACTATTAACAATGAACTTGTGCTTTACTATGCTTTTTCCATCCCTTGTTTTGTGTTTTGAAGACATCATACACAAATCTTCGTCTAGGTTGATGTCTCCGGTAAGGGTAGTGTGTAAAGGCGGTGGTATATACCTGTTCTTTACTTTAGGTGGAAGCGGGTTACGTAGAAGAGTACCGCTGAAGCAGCAGTCTGCTATGAACAAAACCCTGACCCCCTTAGATAAATTGGTTATAAACTGATTCAGGTCATCGTCCCGAAGAGGTTCGTCCCAATTAAAATCGTAACATACCAGGCATTCATCCAAGCCATCTATTTCAAAACCAGCGGTCTCTGTTGTGACCGGAACCTGGGTTCCATGGCCACTATAGTGTATGACTAACTCGTCGCCTTTCTTAGCTCCCATACATAACCACTGCAGGCCTCTGATAGCTTTCTTCTTAGTGGCTTCCCGGTCGTCCAAAACCCTAAAGTCTGTATAGTCATACTTGTCTTTTAAAATCTTGTACATCAAACGGACGTCATTTAGACACCCATTTAGCGGAGAATCCGGGTAGGCATTTATGCCTATCATCAATACTTTTTTCATAATAAAAACTCCGTAAACTTAGAAAGATCAGAGAGTTATGTTCTGCTGATGGTGTCAGAGTGGCTCTTGGTGTATCCTGAGTTGTCACACCAGACGATGCCTCTGTCCCACCATGGTTTGATCCACGGTTGTGGACAAGGGTAAGGGACTGGTTTCTCAATATAGATAGGATAGCTGTGGGTCTGTATTTGAATTTCTTTTTCAATTACAACCTCCGGGCCTTTCCTAACAAACTCTCTGTTGAAGTCTTCATCCTTCATATAGTATTGTTCTCTCCCATCTACTAGAATCCACTCACCAGTGTCAGCGATCCTATTTCCTTCACTGTCATAGACAGGCCTTATAAGCCTGACTGCCTCTACTTCTACGGGCAGTCTTCGTTCAAATCTACTCATACGCTTCCTCCGAGTATTTTAAACAAGATTGGATAGACTGTAAATTCAGCTATCGGAAGCCCTCCCACTATTGCCAAGTGTGGTAAGCCAACGCTCACTAGGACACTTGGGATAACAAAATGTTCAATGACTTCTATCACTATAATTACTCCAGCTATTTTCCAACCATGTTTTAGCGCTACCTTTTTAACATGTTGATAGTTCTTTTTTATGCTGAAACTATCTTTGACAAGACGCAATGCTCTTGTCCACCGACTAGGGCCGGGGTCATCGGATGACTCCATGTATCCTCCTATAATTAGGGTATTTGCAGCTTGAAGCAGCTGCTTTTCTGAATAAAAATGGCATGTGTAAGCCTAGAATCAAAAGTTTCCTCTTGTCCCCCTCCTTGCGGAGAGGGCTCATGTCGGTAGCGAAAAGTTCCGAAAGCCTGCATGGCCCTCGGTGTGTGCACCTGTTGCGACCTTTGTCCTCATCCTCAGGCGCTGTTATTTATAGTCGCCCCACCCATATACATATTCCACGAGGCTAGTTATTTTTGGAAAAATTCTATCTCTCTGTCAATATTGAGGATACATCTCTCAGCTAATCTCTTCAATCTGCCTCTTCGATCTCCTAGGCGGTTGAGTTCCACTACGTCTCCTGTGGCTACGTCCAGGGCGAAGCTTACCTGGTCTTGTTCCATTGCTATTGCTATCATTAGACTTCTTATCTGGCTCTCCAGGCTCTTCATACAATACCTCCGTGGCTTGGAATATAGAACAAACCCTAACAACGCGGTTTGTTCCAGTGAATAGCCCTATGGTACCTAACAGCTCCCAATCTAGTTTTCGAAAGATAGGAACTTTGGTATCCATCCACACGAGTATGCCGCCGGGCTTTGTAACCCTACGAATAGACCTTAAAACTAATCTCATATTAGGCAATTTATACCCGTATTTCCGGGCATCTTCTTTTGTGTAAGGCGGGTCAGCGTACACTATCCCGAATGTACCAACCTTGAAAGGCAATGCTTGCACGTTGCAGCAAACGTCGGGCCGGAGTTTGGGGTTAATGTCAATCTTTATTTCTCCCTCCGCCGGTGGGACAGTCCCGCCGAACACGTGGAGTACTGGAGACTGCTCTGGGAACAGAGCTCGCATTCGTCTCAAATACGAAGGGGGATACTCCCCGTGATAACCTTTTACTCTCTTGTATAAATTACCAAAATACCACCATCCATATACCTTACCATCTGACTCCATCAAACACTTAGGGTATTTCTTAAAAACTCTGTGATAATTGTCTATATCAAACGGTAGAGTCATTAAGCCCTCGGGATGGTCCACACACCGCTTGGGTTTATTTCAAATAATTCTGGATAGCCCCTATACGGGATTACCGAAGCTATTCCACACTCAGGACAAAACAAACGCCAGGCTAGAGGAATCCTCATATACCTACATTCAATTGCTGATGCCTCAGCGGTACTAGTTAAATGTCCGCAACTAGGACACACCACCCGCTCTGTCATTTTGTCGTCTATAACCAGATCCATGTCTACTCTCCTTAATAACCTTTACCCATTCTTCGTGATCTGTAAAGAATCCCGCGGCTCCGTCGTGGCCGCCGCCTCCCCAGCGAGTGGCGATCTTTCCTAAACTCGGATAGTTGACCCCATCTCTACGGTACATCCCTACCGTGACCTTGTCCTCTCTAACCATGAAAACTATAGCAAACAAGGTGTCCGGATGGGCTTCCCGGAGCCTCTTGTGGAGCTCGCCTGACAGAGTACCAGTGCCGTTTAGGAACACAACTCGGTGTCCCTCAAACATCCCTTCCCAAGCGTAGGAGGAGTTATATTCGTCTATGACATGTCTGATGTAGTCAAGCATTGGGCGGGCCTTGGCCAGATAAGCTGCAGTGTAATTGTCGTCTTTGAGCAATTCCTGCCACCGCTTGTAGTCTTTCATGAACATACGGGTAGCCTCATGGAACACTGCTGTGTCCTCACCAAACTCCCAATTCCAGACATCGCGGTCGTTCACGAGTTTTAGGACCTCAGGGATAGCTCCATTGTAGCCAAAGAAGTACTCCCAACATAGGAGACAGCCTGCCTTACCTACCTCTCTTATCCCGCTGAATAGCTTACCACGGCTGTTTTCAATCTTGGCCAGCTCTTCCATAGCTGTTTTGTGGTGGTCTATCCAGAAGATCTTGTCAAAGTATTTGTCCATCATACCTATGGGGAGCCGATAGTCTAACACGTAAACAGTGTCGGCCCACGCCACAGCTGCTTCATCTTCTACCCCATCATAGTTTCCTACTCTGAATTGTATCTCTGCATAGGGGCGGCTCTGTAAAAACAAATCCGCAATTGCTGCGGATAGGTAACCATCATTATCGTTATGATGATAAATCAGTATTTTACTCATAAATTATTCCTTTCCAACTAGATTATGCTATGCTCATTAAGTGTACCAAGGGAACATTTTTGTTCCCCAGCAAGTCAAATATGCTAAGGGATCAAAAAATATTAGGTTTTTTCCCTTGCAATTTCAGTATGGTTATTGAAATTATTAAGAAACTTTTTTCATTCATTATAACAGGTAGATACTTTTATCTAGCCAAAATGATTGTTAAAGAAATTTTGCCATTAATAATATCAGCAAGTTACTTGTTAACACCCTGGTTTTATGGGATAAAAAATTTATGAATCATTTCGGTTTCGTGGACCCATCTGCCTGTTACCACTAAATTTTAGTGAGATGGATTTGTGTACTATATTAAGAGTATAGGCAAAAATTTGAAAAAGGTATATATATAGAGATTATTAAGAATTTAGATTAAGATCTTTGAGGGGGCTTTAGTCAATCCCGAAGAAAGACTGTCCTCCTGATCTTCTAAAACTTAATGGAGGACTGGGTTTCTTCCCTTTCTTCAATTAACTGTCCTGTATAAATATGTGGAGGAACTAAATGACAAGGCATCATCACATTGATTCAGTCGAAGAGTATCTCTATCTTAAATCTAAGGTAGTAAAGATCTTCGCAAAACAGAGTGCTGACACCCCAACGAAAACTCAGCGGGCCAGGAGACAGGCTAGGAAATTTATAACCCGAATGAAAGAGATTGAAACCTATCACTCAAAAATGGGCTGGCCACACCCTGAAGCACACTCTAAACCAAGAGAAGGCCTGCAGCGAGAACTTGATTCCTTAAAGCAACCAGTAGTGGGTAAGGCTGCCCTAACTAACCCGGACGGATCACTATACCAAAAAGACGGCATAGTTCAACCCGGCGACGGTTTTCTAATTTCTTCCAAAGGTATAGTCAATCCGGACGGAACTCCCTTCGAGACGCCGGTGTTACCTGGCGCAGTAATGGATACTAAGCTACACTCCGAAGACAAGATCAAAGAGTATCTAGCTAAAAGTGACGACAGCTTTCTAAGAGAGGAATAAATGCTGCTACTCTTCTGGAAATCCCTAGGGTTTATCGCCGGAACTCCCATCAGCCTAAAATGGTATCACAGCCCAGGTTACCCGCCGCGCTGTATTATAGCGGGAACAGACGGGACCTCCGTGGCCAACCCTTTTCTGCGAGAGACAGCAACAACTAATGAATGTTCTTTTGCTGCCTTTGGGCACCAGTGCAACAGCGCAGATGTTTACGGGGGCGACCTCATAATGGGAACAGAAGACGCAGGGCTGTATAAATTACCCTGGTCCAGCGTAACACAGGAGACCTGTAATGTTCTAGCTCCTAGGAATTTGTCATCCTTGGCAGAAACTTTTGTAGATTTTAACGGTCTATTATCAGGTAGAGTCATTTCTGTAGAGGCAAACGATGATTACTTGGGAGTCGTCACAGACACTGGCTTCTGCTATGGCAAAGCCGGAAATGCGGATTTTACTACTTACAGCACGACCTCTGGGAAGGACTGTTTTGTATGCCAGAATGGCACAGCTTATTTGGCTGAAGGGGACAGAGTCCTTGCAAAGAACTCCCCAACTGACTTCATAACTTGGGAGACAGAGTATAACTTAGGTAGAGATATTAATGACATATGGGTAGTAGAGCGTGATGGTATCGACACAGTCTTCATTGCCACTGTTTCAGGGCTTGCGGTTCTTGAACAAGGACAGGAATTCTACTACGGTGACAAAGACTACAGTCAGATTAAGGCAGAGGCAGGGTCTTCTTTCGACCGCGGCCATGTATTTGCAGTCAGCTCTGGGACTGTGGATGTCATCAACCTACAACACCAGCAGCTAGAAAACACTGTAACCTACAGTGGTTTAGCAATTCTAGCATATGAAAACAAACGAATATACAGTAAGTAAGACGACAATTAACTAACCAGGTGAAAGGAGTAGATGATATGGGAGATTTTCCATTGGGTATAGACCCCAAGCCCATAAACGGGAGGGTCTTAATTCGTATGTTAGGCAATGCAAGGCAAACGTCAGGGGGATTACATATCCCGGACACCGCTCACGAATACCCTGTTCAAGGGATTGTAGAGGAGATTAGTCCTGGATGGTATGAGGAAGGACTGTTTAGGCACCACCAGGTAGCGATTGGAGACACAGTTATCTTTAACTGGAAAGAAGGATTTGACTTGCAATTGGGCGAAATTGAGTTTAGACTTGTCCATGAGAAACAAATTCTAGCGATTTTGAGAGGAGTAAACTATGGCTAATAAACCTAATCAAGGTAAAGCAGGGATCTTTAGGCCTTGGGACGGAACACTAACCGGCCCAGCCGCAGGTGATCCAACGCCTATGCCTAATAGGAACCAGACTTGGAGCTCTGTTCAGAAGAAACAGACCCCAAAGACTTTCACTGTTGAAGAGGTGAAGGAGATTGTGGCTGAAGTTGTGGCGGCCACCAAAGAGGGTAAAGAGTTGCCAGACTTTGAAAAAGCCGCAGCTGCAAAAGAAGAACTACCACAAGAGGAGTTCGTTATCGGAGGTAAATAGAGCATGTCTTGCCTAAATCACTCATGCCTGCTCTTGTCTTGGGATTACACTGCTTTGAGGGTTATACCTGTAAAGCAGGCTTTCAAACTAATCTTTTCTGACAAAGCCGAGATAGTTAGGGCGTTCACAGACAGAGTGGTGAAAACTGTTAATAGGGCCTTTAATGTTCCAGCAGTTATCAGATTGCTGGGAAAATTCAAACTAAAATTCAACGTAAGACTCACACGGAAGAATATCCTGATCAGGGATAAGTTTCGTTGTAAGTATTGCGGGAAGGAAGGAACGGCTAGCACTTTAACCCTAGACCATATTATACCGAGGTCTAGAGGGGGAAAGTTTACCTGGCAGAACATAGTATCATCTTGTTTGGAATGTAATGCTAAGAAAGGCGACAGAACACCAGAGGAAGCAGGGATGAAGATTATAGGTGCAGCTCCAGACAGGCTAGATATGTACGCGTACATAAAGTGCCTGTTAAGTACTCGATTAAACGGGATTCCTGAATGGGAAGCTTTCGTATCACCTTAGATTATAACAGGCCCGGAGGGGCTAGAGGAGTTAGGAAATGAAGTTTGATTATTTGATAGAGGATGCGGTCGCTACATACGGCGGCCAAAAGGTAAACAAAAGGACTGCAGAGGAACTCATTCGTGGTGTTTTTGATAACATCAAGTTGGCTTTGACTCAAGGAGAGGGGATTAGTGTCCGAGGGTTCGGGTCATTTAAGCCAGTCGAAAAGAAAGGCCGGATTTACATTGAGCCACGTAATCAGAAGCCTGTAAAGAAGGGTCCATCTATTTACCCAAAATTCACACCTTCAGGGAAACTTAAGGCTAGACTGAACGGGAAGGATGCATAATGGAACTGGAAGAACACAAGATAGAGATAGTCGCAGACGCTAAAAAGGCTGATGAACTCTACTCTCTTATGACAAATTCGAGTGTAGAGTCAATGGATCTACCCGCATTGCCGTTGACAGCAATAAAGGATTTCATCGACGAAAAGCGAGACAATCTGTGGGAAGTAACAATTAATGGTGAGGTTTTTCTCACTGTTAAGTCAGACCGAGAGGGTGCACTAGCTCTCTTGAAGATGGTAAAGGGCGCAGGGCATGAGGAGTTTGTGATGGCTCCTCTGCCCGCTAAAAACCTCAGAGCTTTCGTCCAAGGTCAGAGAAAGAACGTGGCAACTCTGACTATCAGGCGTAACCCGGACGTAATGGTTAGGGTAAAACCTGATAAGGATACCAAGGACGCTAAGGAAACAAAGGAAGCGAAGGAAAGCCGAGAGAAGAAAAAAGAAGATAAGGAATAAAACATGGAGCATACTGATTCTTTTACATTCAGGTTGTTGATGGTGGCTAAGGACGAAAAGTCTGCTAAAGAGATTAATCACCACTTCACCAAAGCAGGCCTGATTGGCATGGACATAGAGACAGGAATAAACAATGTTATACCAAAGCTATCCAAGGAGAATACCTACGAAGGTATAATTTTGGACGCGGCGGCCACAGGCAACGTGGTAATGTATATCAATAAGCTCAGATCCAATCGAAATGGATCCAAACTCCCTATCATAGTTGTGAACCCAGATCCGGAATCAACCTGGATCGACATAACTCACATGTATGATGCTGGAGCCAATTTCGTTGTGACGTCCGCTTTGGACGAAGATGTTGCCAACCATGTCCTTTGGATTTACAGTTCTATGGTAACTTTTGTAGAACAGTTCAAGAAAGGCATGGAAAGACTGTACCCCCGTTAAGGGAACTTCGTAAAGACTGAAAGGTCTAATCAGAGTGGGGCGTAAAAACCCCACTTTTCACATGGGGCTGTAAAGGTTTCGACGTGGATACGATGGACGTATGTTCGGGATAGCGAGTGTGAGTAGTAACTCTGAACTATTCAAAATATAGATGCCGAAAAAAGCATGACTGAAATTATCCTGGAGAGTGTTGATCATTTCAATGGTAGCCTAGCGGCTACAGCCTAACAGGATGGGATCCCAATATCCTTGAAACAGAAAATTGGGCGGAGAGGGGCTACGCCCTCCCTCTTGCTTGAGAGGATAAACACAAGCTGGTGGAAGAGAAGCGCGGGAAACTGCGCCCCCAATAGGAGTGAAGGCCCGTAAGGGCAGACCCTTTCTCGGCCTCGCAGGAGGCTTCTTCGGAGGCCAACTTAGTTACGCGAAACATAGTGGGTCTAGCGTGCGAGGGAAACCGTGTAACCCCACAACTCTCTGTCGGGAGTATAAAATGGACTATGCTATCTAAACTGAGTATATGAGAAGATTTGCGGACGCGGGTTCGACTCCCGCCAGCTCCACAAGGACATCTCGCAGGTGCCGCTCCAGCAGTCGACGCTGGATGTCGGATTCTTGCTTAATGGGCATGCAAGAGGAGGACTCTGGTCCTATGAGACTTGTAACCCGACAGGAGGGGGCCTCGCCCTGGGGAGGGGCTCCCATTTAACATTCGGAGGGGTAACATAATGACAATTGAAGGTGCAAAACTACGTGGATTACAATCGGTAAGGGTAAGCAAGAAATTCTTGCTAGACAAGCTGACAGCCAACCGAGCGGAACACGAAAAGACCTATTACGAGATTTTGGACGCTAGGCACCAGAAAGTAGTGGAAGGAAATATATATAACGACTTCAGGTTGTTATATACCACCAAAGTAAGAAAGGAACTTCATGGAAGTCGAAACAAGAAGCCGCGGGGAACTGCTCTCTAAGCTAGAGCACGTTACCCTGCGGGGTAGCAGCGTCCAACCCTATTTGGGCGCACGGATTGATATTGTAACTTTAGACCCTGCCATATTAGCACCAACCCAGAGATATGTATTAACATCAGAACTAAAGAAGATAGAACAGGTACGCTGGGGTCTCTTGAACGATCAGCATATTGACATACTGCAGCTTGATGGTTATCTCAAGTGTGCCTACGTCAATAATGATTCACTCAACGATAAAACACCACCAAAAAACCATGTGATCGACGTCCTGCCTCCAATTATTGAGGAGAGGTTCAACCCACGAGGGGGAATAGACCTGTTGATTTGTGATGGGCAGCACAGGTGTTATCTGGCTTACACGATGGGCACACTGTTGAGCGTGGCTTACATCCGGGGAGTCAGCAGACTTTATCCCTACTATGCTTATGCGCTGCCAAATGGTTGGGATGACGTAGAAGTAAGAGACGACATCCCAGAGGGCTATATCAAAAAATTCCATGTAGCCCAAGACCATAAGAGACTTTATCGTAATTTTAATTCACAGTTTGAGAATATAGGCGACAGCCGATCATACAGCAAATGAAAATAGCAGTAGTTGGGTCTAGGTCTTTTAATGATTATGAATATATGCGAGCCCGGTTAGATGCTCTATATATTACTGTAAAAGATTCCCGCATGTTAGAGCTAGTTTCCGGAGGGGCCCGCGGGGCGGATAAGTTTGCTGAAGACTACGCGGTAGAGAGAAAACTGTTAATGAGGGTTTACCCAGCAGACTGGGATAGGTATGGTAAATCGGCAGGTTACAAAAGGAATCAACAAATTGTAGATTACGCTGATATAGTAGTAGCCTTTTGGGATGGACAATCAAAAGGTACGAAACATTCAATAGACTTGGCTGTCAAACAGAACAAGCAAGTGCTAATTTACACGGATTGGAAAGGAAAAAATGGCTGATTATCAGCCCTTAGCTCTACAGCTAAGGCCTCAATTTTTTAAAGACTTTATTTACAATGAACCGATAATTTTGATCCTGAAGAATATGATCCTCAAAGATCAGATTCCGAATGGGATTATTTTTTCTGGCACACGCGGGATAGGAAAAACTACACTAGCTAGAATCATAGCTCGTTCGCTCAATTGCCAGGACCGGAAGGACATAGAGTTTGAGCCCTGTGGCGAGTGTGAGAGCTGTAAAGAATCCTTGGGGGGTACCCACCCAGATATTTTAGAGATAGACGGGGCAACCCACGGTAATATTGAGGACATTCGTAAGATACTCGATCAGGCGGTTCACACACCCATGCTGGGGCAGAAGAAGATATTTATCGTAGATGAAGCCCACAACCTGGGCAGAAGTCAGGCTTCATGGGATGCTTTGCTGAAGATTCTGGAAGAGCCCCCGGAGCATGTTGTATGGGTTTTCTGCACAACGCAGAAGCATAAGATTCCTGATGTAATTAGATCCAGGCTGGTCTCGCTTGACTTGCGGATGGTCCCTACGAAGGTCATCGAAAAGTATGTCATGGAGATCCTGGCCAAGAAAGACATGGGCTTTGGTAAGATACCAACGTATGACGTCGCCCCAATAATTGCTAATACAGCGAATAATTCAATACGGGATGGGCTTACCCTGCTAGAAAAGGTTATGCCTTATTGTGACGAAAAGGGTTGGAGCAAGCAAACAGTGCTGGAGGCCATAGGTTCTTTCGATTCGTTGAAGATTCCCGACATTTTGGGCCTCATTGTCCAGAAGAATTCAGCGGGACTTTGGGCAACTTTGAACAGTATATTGGAGTCTGGAATAGAGGCTGATCCTCTGTTTGAGGCATTAACCTCAATTATCAACAATTTGATGACTATATACTTGGGTGGCTTTGTAGAGCAGTCTGCACTGTTCACTCCTTATATGCCTCATTTTGCTCCGCCCAGAATCATATATTTGTGTGACACAGTCCTCAAGAGGGCCCGGGACCTGGCTTATAGTTCAAATAAGAAGATGGTCCTCCAAGTAACAGCTATGGAGTTGTGTGTATAATGTACTTCATGGACTTCGCCAAGTCAGTCACTGTAGAGGGGTCCTGCAGATACTTTCTGGCCGGGGAGAATGAATTTCTAAAGAACTATGCAATAGATAAGATTTCCACCCTTACTGGGAGGCAGGTAGAGCGGGTAAGCTCGGTCAGCGAGATTCAACCACTCGGCCTCTTCAGGGGTGGAGTTCCTATTTGTGTTTTGGGTGGGAAATCCAACCCAAAGAATTTCCGAGATTTTATGATCAAGGTAAGCAAGAGTAAGATGGGGAAAACCTACAAGGACAATGGATTCGTTGAGGTCACCTGCTCGAACCTGTTTCCCAGCCAGGTTAATCAGTTTGCTAGCATGTTGCTTAAAGCTCGGGGGATGCCAGTATCTTTTGCTAAGACTATAGCAGAGCTCAGTAAGTATGACCCGTATTCGGTCTATAACGCTATACACGCTCTGTCGGTTTTAGATAAAAAAGAGATAACACAAACTGATTTGTACAAATTCTGCAAGAACTTGACAGCCCCGGATCTTTATAAGGTGATAGACTACTTCATTGAGGCAAAATACGAGGAGTTTCTAATTGCTCTCTCGGAGACCCGCATTGACATACATGGGGTTCTTTGGGGGCTTTTGGGGGCTTTGTCCAGTCTGCAGAGGGCCTACTTCGACGCCCCCAATGCAGTGTCGTGGTATCAGAAGAAGATGGCGGAGGCCTCTTATAAGATCGCCCCCTTTGGGTTTGAGAAAATACTTTCGTATGTGAATGACACATGCGTGGCTTATGGGGAGAACCGCGAAGTTCTCCTCCTTAAAATACAAAGACTTATTTTTTATCTTCGAGGTTTATCAAATAGATTGTAGGAGGCATGCGTTTGGAAATAACAGAGAGAGACTTGCTTTTTTATTCTGGAGCTGTGGATAGCTTAACTCAGAGATTTGAGATAGCCAGAGAGTTTGTTAGGCACAAAGGGTTGACTTCCCTGCCAATGGAGGAGCTAACCAACCTGATGATCGTGGGTATAAAGGAATGGCTTTCTGGGACGCAGGGGGAGCAGTGGTTGTCGACCATCGGTTACATCAGGGTTGATTCGGTTGATATAACTTATAGTGGGGCCGTAATCCTTAGTAGCGGATCTTTGTGTCCAGTATGCAGTGGGATGTATCACGAGATGCACGGGATGACGTGTGAGTGCTGTGGTAAAACAATTTGTGGTCCTTGCGCATCCATAGTAGACCCCATATACCACATTGGATGGTGTTCTGACTGCTTAGAAGAAAAGCCATTAACCAACTTATTGGTATATAGTGAGTAGCCTGTGCATAACAAACTACTCTTAAATAGTTCAGTACACAGGAGTAAACGAGAATGGCTCGTGAATGGGAACAAGCACCGGTAGAGCGTTTTGACCAAAGGGTTGATGGCGTTCTGTACAGGCGTTACAATAGACGCATCCAAGCCCGCGAAGAGCGACGATTCAAGCCGGATGATTTGACAGAGCAGGACCTGCGTAGCGGAAACACCAGGTTGTTTTTGGAAGACGACGGCTCGGGGGACCTCAGGGAGGTTTTGAGAGTGAAGAATACGTTTGAGGGGCTGATTGATTAAGTTATGAAAAAATCGAGGAAGCGTGAGTTCGCCAAGGAAAAGCACGGGGAGACCTGTATGTGCAAGAGATGTCGTGCTAAAATTGAAGCGATTTTCTACAGAAAAGGACAACCAAAGATCAACGGCCGTGATTACAAGGATCTCTCAAGGGAGTCCTATGACGATTAAGGAGCAGATCATGAGAGAAGCCGGGGCAAAATTGCACCTTATTTTTTCTCAGATCCGCCCTCACGTAGTTCCCGGTATCCGGCTTAGCACAATAGATAAGGACGTTGGGGGTTTGTTAAAATACCATGGAGCACGTTCAGCCCTTAAGATGGTTGGATTTCCTGGTAATATGGCAATCTCTGTAAATAAACAAGTGATTCAGGGGACTCCGGATTCTACTCTTCTTCGGGAGGGCGATCTGGTCTCCCTGGATATGACTCTGTACTATAATGGCTTTTTTGTTGATAAGGCAGTGTCGTTTGTGTTGGAGCCGCAACACTATGAAAAAAAATACTTAGTGACAGCGGTTCAGGCTTGTTTAAGCTCTGCGATAATGAGCTTACACCCAGGGGTGACTACTGGGCAGATAGGGGCTGTGATACAAGCCCAGGCCTCTCTGCTTAAGGTTAGGCCTTGCAGAGAGCTCAGCGGGCACTCAATAGGGGAGTCGCATCACATGTTGCCACTAATACCTAACTTGGATGATGGGTCACAGGACATAATAAAGGCGGGGGATTTTGTGGCCATTGAGCCTATAGTGTTCTACAACTACTACATATTAGAGCATAGGGGTTTCGAGGTCACCGCGGATGAACTGTCAGCACATGCGGAAGAAACCGTGCTGATAACAGACAAAGGAGCGGAGGTCATTACTTAATGTTGGAATATGTAATTTTCTGGATATTTTGTTATGTCATAGCCAGTGTTGTGGTTCAGCAGAAGATATTTGAGGAGCCGCGTTCCTGGCTTAAACAGTGTTCAGCGGATAACCCAAATTGGTTTAGAAGGAAATTATGCCAGCTTGTAAGCTGTATGTTTTGCACCGGTTTTTGGGCAGGTATCTTTGTAAGTTTTGTACTAGGTTTTTGTCCAATAGACTTCGAGGTTCTGGGCCTATTCGGGGGTGATTTTAGCTATTATTTTTTGCACGGCCTGCTAGGGGCCTTTGGATCCTATACACTTCATTTACTGATGGGATTGCTTATTGAACACGCGGAGAGTCTTGGAATAGATACTTAAGAGGAGGCTATGCTAGCTGTAATGTTTTGGGGAGATGACGAACAGAAGCAGAAAACCAGAGTAGAAGAGAAATTGCGAAAGAAGAAAGAGGAACGAAGGGGGGAGAGAGCAAAGCAGCCCGTGCCCACCCACGAGCCCTCAGACTCTGGTAATGCGGAAGAACTCGCTCACCAAACTGAATTGATAGGTGCCCAACAAAGGGAACTTGTGGATTTGAAACACTTATTAGTACAGCAGGGCAAAGTCTTACAGCAGATACTGGAAAAGAAAGAGACTCACACAGTAGAGTCTATACGGTATGTTGAGAAAGAAACCAGGGAAGGCGGAGACGATTTACCTTCCCTACAAGAAATAAATGTAGACGTAATACACACAGAAGGGATAGAGACAACTGGGGAAGCAGGAGAAGAAGCAACAGAGGGGAAGAGTGTAAAAGACCGCGCGAGCAAGCTTCGCGCACTCATACAGAGAGGTAAAGAGTAATGGAACAGAATCAACAGGCACCACAAGTGTATGTGCCAGGAATAGGGTTGGATATAGGGACATCCTTCCTGCAGGTCGCTCGTGAGAGAGCCGACGGGGTGGTAGAGTTTATATCTGAACGAGACGCATTCTATGCGATAAAGCCAACATCAACCATAGCGGCAAAATTTATAGAAAAAAGTTTGACTCAAAGGGGCGCTTTCGTACTTAAGTCCGGAGGCGTTTTTTATGTTGTGGGTAAACAGGCTATAGAAACAGCTATTGAACGTGGAGACAATGTTGAAAGGCCGCTGAAACACGGTGTTGTGAGCGCCCGGGACAAAGAGTCTATGCCAATGCTGGCAGTTCTTATAAAGGCTCTGGTCAAGAACTCGACCGTCCCCAACGAGATCTGTGTTTATAGTTATCCGGCTAACCCCATCGAGGGAACCTTTGACGTAGTTTATCACCAGAACCGTATGGCGGAGATACTCAGTAGTTTAGGTTATAGAGCCGTCCCGCTACTAGAAGCGGAAGCCTTAGCCTACTCAGAATTGATGGCTGAGGATCTCACAGGAATAGCGATAAGTTGCGGGGCCGGGATGCATAACCTGGCCGTTTTTCATATAGGAGAATGCTTATTCTCTTTCTCGATAGCTGAAGGTGGCGACTATATTGATAAAAGCGCAGCCACATCCTTGGGTGTATCAGAAACCGAGGTTCAGGCAGAGAAAGAAAATAATCTTAATTTGTTGGAGCCCGTAGGGGAAATCCAAGAAACAGTAGTAATGTATTATCGTAACCTAGTCAACCACGTCATAACACTCCTAGAAAAGAAATTCAAAAATATGTCAAATCTACCCCACTTTCGGAAACCAATTACAGTTGTGGTTTCCGGGGGGACAAGTCTGCCCGTAGGCTACATGGATTTATTTAGAGAATTTCTCAAGGCAGAGTATGATGTCAGGACGAAAGAACTGAAGAAGATAAGGGATCGAGAGTTTCCATTCGAGATTGGGGAGGTTAAACAAGCCAATGACCCACTCACCGCAGTAGCAAATGGCTGTCTTATCTACTCTCAGGTGGTTGGTTCTGAGGAGTAATCATGTCAAAGATAGAGGAAACACTGTCATTGATAGGCTTTGCTTGGGTTGATGACAACACCGGTGAGATGAACTGGGCTTTGAAAGAGGACCTGGAGGGTGTTGCTCCTAAGGACAGGCCCGAGGGCTGTACGCCGGTAATAATAGAGATCACTCCCACTTTAGAGTGGGTTGATAAAAAGAGAAAGGAGCACGAGTTCTTGGGGGATCTGCAGGATCAAATGAGCAGAGTTACTAGCGATTTACGTCAGCTAGAGAAAAATTTGAAGGTAAAAGCAAAATGAGCAATGTCATAAAACAGCGTGGAGATACGCTAGGACAAGATAGGAAAGAAATGACTCCGGCCCGCAGAAAGATGATCCATGACCACAGAAAGACAGCGGATACCTACGGACCAGAATTGCCCTTTCAATTTGGAATCTTTAAGCCTAAGCTTGGTGCTGGGGCTAAGAATATAGAAATAGAGTGTCAATCTTGCGGGAGGTCCGTGTTTATAACAAAGGCCACGTGCGCTGTAGAGTGCCCGTCCTGTAAGACTTTGTGGGTTAAGTAAATGGAAGAAGAAGATTATTTGAAGACTCTCTTTGACGCGATGGATGGAAAGGTCAAATTCAAAGACCTGGACAAAAAGAAGAGGGGCAGGAGGGCTGGCTATAAACATTCCCCGGAAACCAGGGATAAGATAGCCAAGCAGATGAAAGGCCGTGTCAAGGACGATGAAACCAAAGACAAAATATCCAAATCGCTATTAGGCCGGGAGAAGCCGTTGGAAACCAGACGGAAGATCTCTAAGTCGAAGACACACAATTCTGTGGCGGGAGATCTCCTGCATCAGTATAGTGGAGTAAATAGGGAGAGAGATATACCTACTTCTACCCACGAATACCTTTCCAAGGTGGGCGGAGACCCACTAGACGTGTGTCAATGGATAAAGGATAATTTTGAGGCCATTAATGAGGGCCAGGGAGCTGATGAAATAGAAAGCCGTTGTATAAGGTGGGAAGCTGACCTTAACGCGGAGATGAAAAAAGAAGAGCCGAACCTAGACGAAATAGGTCTTATAGGTGGCTTGTGGAGGCCGTAATGGCTGACAAAAAGAGGAATTACAACCCTAACTCAAGAAATAATCTAGTGCAATTTCAAACTGCAGCTAGAAAAAAAAGACAGGAGGATATCACTAAGGAGATACTGGGGGAGGTTGAGGTAAATGAGGAGTTGCTTGAGCTCGTCGTGGCCGCTAAAGAAATTTGTGAGAATAAAACCGAACAAACACGATTTATGGGCTACGTAAAAGAATACTTGAAAGAGTATAGTAAGAAAGGGACGGAACTAACTATATCTGATATAGACGATATTGCCACATTGTGTATGAATAACATAATGATCACCAGGATGTACAAGACGGCTAAAAACAATGCAGATATTTCTGTAGCTGACGTCATGGCGTCCATTGATCGTTTAAAGAAAGACAACGTGAAATTAAAAGAGAATCTGGCCTCGACACGTAAAGACCGTGTTGATCCTAAGGCTGGACAAATTATCACTGTATCAGATTTAATTTCTGAATATGAGCAAGAGAGGCATGCTAGAAGGTCCAAACTAGAGGATTATCTGGTAGAGGAAGAGGAAGTTAAGAACCAGTGTCATACTTCAGTTGAAGATATGATCACATAATGACTAGTAATACTTTTAGTCATCCCGTAGAGATGTGGAGGAAATATCCGGCTATAGCAGCTCAGGATCTTTTACATAATCCCGTCTCTGATAAAGAGGATGAAAGATTCGAATTAATCCCTATCCAGCGAGTTGTTGCGAATAGGGTTTGGAAAGCAAGAAGTTCAATTATAGTTGCATGCCGTGGTTGGGGTAAAACCCGTATGGCAGCGACTTTAGCGATACTCCAAGCCTGGCTATACCCAGGGCGACGAGTCGGCTGTTTATCAGCCTCCTTCCGGCAGTCTAAGCAGATCTTCGAAGAAATAGGAAAGATCTGGGATAGATCGCCACTGTTACAACAATGCACCACCCGACATCCGGTCATTTCAAATGACACCTGCCGATTAGACTTCAAACCGGTCCCTGGGTATGATCCATCTACAATTAGAGCTCTACCGCTCGCTGACGGCTCGAAAATCCGTGGAGCACGTTTCCACATGATTATCGTGGACGAGTGTGTACATGTGCCTGAAGACGTTTTTCAAATGGTAATACGACCTATGGCTGCTACACACCAGGATCCTGTCCGCGCTATGCGTATAGAGAAGGAAAAAGATAGGATAAAAGCCCAGGGACTCCCGCCTGAAATTGAGCTTAAGCTCATTAAAGAACTAGAGGAATTTATAGGTGCGAACCAGATAGTTATGCTTACCTCTGGGTATTATTCCTTTAATTATGTGTACAATTTGTACAAAAAATATAGCGCGCGAATGCACGGGCGTTTTGAATACGAAGAGGGGGAAGAGATAGACTCTGAGGATCCAGAGGATTACGCTACTTTTCAGATTCCTTGGCAAGCAATTCCCAAAGGCTTTTTGGACCCCCGGGCCCTTAGAGACGCTCGCCGTGATATGGCTGCTATCCAATTTAGGATGGAGTACGAGGCCGCATGGATATTGGACACCGGTGGCTGGTTTAAAGCCTCTGACGTTGACCTATGTAGATCTCACAGCCTGGTAGAGGATGAAGTTATGCTCGAACCACATACAGTGCACCATCGGGGAAAACCTGGCCGGAATTACATCATGAGTATAGACCCTGCTAGGACATCTGACGCTTTTGCTATTGTTATTTCTGAGTTCGATCCATCTTTTGGTATGAAGGTGGCATTTGTCGAACAGCATTTTAATAGAACTACTCCTGATATGGTCAGAAGAATCTTCGAATTAAACAACCTGTTCCATATCATAGAGATAGGTATTGATAAAGGCGGCGGTGGTCAGCAGATAGCAGACTTCCTCGCTGAGGGCACGGTAGAGGATACGCCTCTCTTTGACATGGAAGAAGAGAAGTATAGGGGAATGCGAGGTAAGCACATAGTTAAACTCATTGATTTCACCTCTGCATGGATAGAGCAAGCCAACAACGACGCATATAACATGCTACAACGTAGGCAGATGTGTTTCCCTAGCCCTAACATGGGCGCGGAAACAAAGGAGTCCAAGGTTCAGGATGAGGTGTCAAGAACTATAGAGAAAATGATCTCTCAGTTATTGAGTATAACTCCATCCGAGACGCGCTTGGCGGGCAAGATCAGATTCGATCTCCCGGAGACAGGAGGCGGCTTCGAGCAACATAAAGACTTGTATTCTGCCTGGCTGATAGGGTCCCATCTGATTTACACTAAGTTGATGGAGGGAGCTCTCCCCACCAAAAAGATGCCTCTCTTAGGTATTATCACACCTAGATATAGGTCTGGGTGGTATTAAACGGAGACGGGTATGACAAAAAAGGATCAGACAAAGATAAAGAAACAGATAACTGAATTCAAGAAGGACTATCCCAACGTGGAGCTAGCCGGAATAATCCCCGGACAGGACGGTGACTACAAGATGGTGTTTAAGCCACGTCTCGCCACGCTGGGACCTTTTGAGCAGGGCGGGGCTGACGTGCCCTCGGACTTGAAAGAGAAGATGCAGGTTAACGCATCTATCATGTATAGGGACCCCCTGCTTCGGTCCGACCTCGATTTAGCCAAGCCTGATATTGTCAACGAGGCACCACATAAGCTTTACAGCCGTATGAAATCCTACTATAGGTCTAAAGACGTCTTTGGGTCGTTTGTCAGGACCATGGTTAATTTTGCTCTCTCTGGTTTTGAGAATGACTGTGAGGATCTTAAGATCAAGGAATTCTTTGATAATTGGTGCCAGGATGTAGATATAAACCAAGTCCTGGAATGGATTTTTCAGGAGTTTTATACTACTGGTTTCGTTAGAACATACAGGGTTTTAGGGAAGTATGAGCCCCAGGTGAATACGTTGCGGGTTATGAACAACCCTCCGGAGCCTATTACTCCCAAGAAGCTGTCCGCCGAAACCTCTAGGGAATTTGCTGAGAGAAAGAAGCGTTGGTCTAAGGGCTTTATACCCCTGGCCTATACGGTGCTTAATCCTCTAGAAATAGAGATTAAGGGCTCAGTGTTCCTGAATCAGACTCGTGTGGTTATGAAACCTAACGAAGACATGAAAGAATTGATTATGCGTGAGGGTACCCAGACCCCGCTGACCGATGCAGAAAAGAAGATATTGGATAGCATACCGCCCGAAATTCGATCCGCCATTAAGGCCGGGAAAGACATTGAGCTTGATCCGGAGTTTGTGGGGGAGATAGATTATAGAAGGATGCCCTCTGAGAAGTATCCATTGCCCCCGTTTGCTTCTGCTTTGGAAGTAATTGAATATAAGGAACAACTGAGAGAGGCTGATTACAGCACTATAGACGGCATTACATCAGAGATTTTGGTTGTTACTGTGGGTGATAAGGACAACCCCGTTCTGGACGATGACGATCTCCGTAAGGTTTCTCAGCTATTTAATACAGCTCAGAAGGCTTATTCAGTAGTGTGGAATCACACATTGAAGGTGGACCGGGTTGAAGTTCAAAATATAGATAAGATTTTTGGGCCGCAGAAGTTCGTCCAGGCTGAGACGGACATGTCCGGGTCTATAGGGTTACCTAGAGCAATGTTGGACGGCGTGATTATAGGCAACTCAAGCAAAGATGCTTTGGACGTTGCTACAAAAGCTGTTATTGCAGAGCTTAATTATGCACGTAATCAGGTTGCCAGGTGGCTACACAATGAATACAGGCAGATAGCAGAGGCCTTTGGGTTTAAACGTTATCCATCCGTACGATGGAATGAAAAGGTGCTCAAAGATGAACTCGCCATAATGACTGTAGTTCAGGGTCTCGTGGACAGAAGGATCATATCCTACTATACTGCCCACAAGATGCTCGATCTGGATCCTGAGTTTGAGCTTAAAAAGCTGGAAGAAGAGGCACCTAAAGTGCAAAAAGGAATTATTGGTATTATAGGATCTCCTTACCAGAAAGCTGCGGGAGACGGAGGGGGAACACAGAATACCCAGAAGGCCCCTAAGGGAGCTCCTTCAGAGGGTAGACCGAAGGGGAAGCCTTCCCCGACACCGGCCCCGGCCAAGCCTCCCGGAAAGATAAAAGAGGTTATTAAGAAAGAAACTAAGCACGTCAAGGAAGAAATTAGACGTGGGGCTCTTCAAGCATTAAAGAAACTATCTCTGTCCGAATTAGCTGAGTTAGAAAAGATGCTCCAATTTGCCAAACAAAAGAAGGCAGAAGAATTAGTCAACTTAGTAGAAGATGCAGAGGAAAATCTGGAGGGTTAATGATATGATTTTACCTGGTAAGAAGTTTAGAATGTACGGCGGCGCAGGGCACGAGGTTACGTTTTTTGAAGCTGGAATGGAAAAGAAACCTAGCCCTGGTCTCCTAGAACATGTTGTGCTTCCGCCAAATCCTAGCAAGGATATTATAGCGTTCGGAGCAAAATACGTTGAATCGAAAGAGAACCTTAACAAAGCCTACTTCGCTAATGAGGAATTGATCGTGGCCCAGCCCACTATTGCCTATAAGGCTCTTGATATAGAGCACGAAGAGGAAAGCATTGTGGGACATATTCATTCAGCCACGTATGTTAATAGAGCTACAAATGAAGTAGTTGATGTGGCGGACCTGGTTAAGCTAGATGCAAAAGCCTTGAATGACATCATGATAGATGTAGTTATAGGTGGCATCATCTACGTGAGCCGTTTCCCAGCTTTAGAAGGACCGGTATCTGAAAAGAGGTACGCTATAAGCATGGAGTGCTATTTCGATAGCTTTGACATCATGCTGGAAAACGGTATACGTGTTACCCTTGAGGAAGCTCAATTGTTGGGCTGGTCTACCCTGATAGATCAGTTACTTGGTTCTTTTGAGACCAAGGAAGCAATGGACGCTGCCCATAGGATTAAAGTAGTACTAGCTGACCAGCGCGAAGTACCAATGAATGTTTACAAATGGCTCAAGGGAATCATGTTCTCGGGTGCTGGTTTGGTACTAAATCCCGCTTGCCCATCTTGTCACATCCTGTCCACCAGCAGGGACGGTGAGGACTGTGAGTGCGAGGATAAGAATGAGGGGGCCAAGGCCTCCGTGGAGAGCGCCGACACTTTGTTAACCATTAATCTTACCAAGCTTGATTCTTACATGGAGACATGGAGGAGCTCGAATGAAGGTAAGCCTCTGAACCACCAGGTAAAGGATAATGTCATATCTGTTTCTACCACCGAAGAGACCGCCGCCCCGAAGAAGGGAGATTGCAAAGGCGGGTGTATGGATAAGTGCAAAGACAGCAAAGACCCCAAGTGCATGGAAGATTGTATGAAAAACTGCACAGATATGATGGGGGAGAGAGAAGAGTCTGACTCTACAGATCCTTTTGTTAAGGACCGTGACCCTAATAGCCCTGATAAGAAGAGGGCCATGTGTCCTCAGTATAAATACGAAGTGTGGGTACTCAACGGCGATGTAGAGGAGCAAAAAAGACACTGGTGTATGTACGCCAGCGACAAGTGTCCTACTGCGGGCGACCGTGGGTGGCACGAGTGTCTGAGATGGTACCGCCAGGGTGAAGACTGGATCATGGACCTGCGTAACAACAGGGACGAAGAGTCCGCTGGCTGGGGCACCGAGGACGAAAATACTGCTTCCAGCTCTGTTGAATATAAGCGGATGAGTGCTATGGTTGATAGTTTCTTATACCAAGTTGAATCCCTCGGGCGGGAGAAAGAGATTGCATCTCAAAGGAAGGATCTTAAAAAGCCTTCGAGGAAGGTGAAATAATGAGAGACAGTCAGCCCAATTACAATAAATGGCATTTGATGATGGGCCCATACACTGGTTATGACCGCATGGAGATAACAGTCTCTGGTGGGGTAGAGAACTATGACGTTAGAGCAAATACCCCTTTTTTTGATACTGTCGGCCAGGGCTCATACTTGGAGGTCTCTTCCAGTGGGTCCAGCGTGTATCTTAAGATGAACGGTTCCGGTAATGCTGCTATACCAATAGCTGCTGGTGGTGAGTGGGCAGTAGCCGACTTCATATTCACTAACCTGTATCTTACTAACGACTCGGTGTCAGACGCGGTGGTGTCTCTCTATATGATGGGACATAGATAATGAAGCCGAGAGTGTGGACGAGGGAAGAGGACTTCATTCTTCTACGGGAATATACAGAAAAAGGTCCACACATACTGGCAGCGGCAGACAAGATTGATTATATAGCTGGGTGGAGGCCAAAACGGTAATGGAAAAAAGCGTTGGCATAAAAACTACCGGCGCAGATACTTATGTTGCGGCCTTTAGTGCAGCCGAGCAGGCCGAGGGCCAAAATAGGGTTGTTCAGATTATCAGCCTTGCGGCTGGTAAGGTGTCTTCCTCTTTGGGGGCCGCTACAAGGTCCGTGTCGTCTAACGACTCCTTAGATATGTCCCTAATAACTGGAGACATGGTCGTAGGAGACAACTCTTTTTTCGCCTGTTATTTGGGACATTCCCAGAGTAATGGGTCCTGCTTAGTTACTCCCCTCTTGTGTGATAATGACGGTCTTGTTATAGGTACCCTGGAAAGCCGGGTATCCCGAGTCATGCTCCCTGTTGTCAACGGAGCCAAGTATATGTCTAATTGTTTGTCCTGGCCCATACTGGAGACGGGCGCATGGAAGATCTATGCGCATATAACAGACTTAAGTGGCTCCAATGTCGTAGATATTTGGTGTTTTACATTCTAAAGGATTACCAATGGCTGCAGGAGATTACAACAAAATAAGTTCTGACTATCCTCGTGCTCACATGAGGTATGCTTCCGTGAGCATTACCTTTGACGAGGATGTGGTGGATTGGAGCGTGAAAGATAACACTTATCTTTTCACTAATATGAAGGTGGGCAGAGAAGTCACTCTGAGAAATACGTCCCCAATTCATGTGAAATTGAATAGTAGTGATAATGATGTGATAGAGCTGTTTGAGAATGAGGGTTTAAATGTAGTGGGATATCCTGTAGAGGATATTTTTATAACAGGGGCCGCAGCCTCAGTTGTCAGGATCCTGCTACTCGGGTGGAACTAATGTCTACCCCAAAAATTACCATACTGGACAGAAAGACCCCAGGAAAGCCCAAAAGGCTACAAGTAGAATCGCTTAACAAGAAAAAGGGCTGGCTGTATTGGCTAAAGTCCTTTTTCATACGGAGATAATATGTTGTCGGACAAGCTTATATGTCCGCACTGCGGGCACCACAAGACAGGCAAAGAGGATATAATAACTGTGCCATTAATAGGAGAGCACCTGATTCATCTGTTTTGTATTAAATGCGGGATGGGTTATCAGCTTTCTACACAGGATGGTTTATACAAGATAGAGGCTATTCAAGCAGAGGAGGTCTAATTGGCTGTAGCAGTAACTCCAAACTTAACTCCAATTTCGCTCTGTGAGTCGACAACTGGCTGGGTTGCTACTGGTGGGTCTAATACCCTAAACCCAGATGTTTTTGTACAGGGTCTCAACTGTATCCATAACTATCAGTCTGGGGCTGCAGCTCGCGGCGCAAACTATGATATGGGCGCTGGAGGAACGAACCTTTCGAATCAGAATATATACTGTTGGTTCGCTTTTTCTAACAAAGCCAATATTCCAGTAAAGGGAGCAACTGGTCTTAGAGTTAGACTAACCGATACCTCGTCCAATTATTCTGAATGGGATATAGCAGGAAGTGACACCTTACCACACGGTGGTTGGATTGCTTACGCTATTAGAACTTCTGTTACACCCTCCAGGAGCAGCGCTACCCCTGCAAACCTCTCTTTAATAAGATACGTAGGATGGCAGTGCGGTGGCACGGTCGTAGGAAAAACCTATATTTATTTTGATGCATTCCGTTATGGGAGTGGATTGTCCATTCGAGGAGGAACATCAGGGGCCCCGGCCACTTTTGAATCTCTGTACCAAGCGGACTCAGACGTCAATAATGCCTATGGTGTTATTGATAAAGTGTTTGGTATTTACTATGTTCAGGGCCAGGTCAATATTGGTGACACAGCTATTGGTGATGGTACGTATTTCCAAGACACTGGTCAGGTTGTTGTTTTTAAAGATACAATGATTCCTAATGGTTTTTACGACTTAAAACTACAGGGAAATACCACCAGCGGCACTGAAGTTTATTTTGGCTCGCTATCTAACGGCCGCGGTATTGCTGGTTGTGTTTTTAGGTGTGCTTCTTCTACACAGATTCCTAAATATACAGTCACAGCAACGGATACAAATATTACCAAATACGGTTTTTACGGAACTACTTTTCTGGACTCAAACTCTATCAGTTTGCAGGCTTATAGCGCGGACAAGAATTTCATAGACTGCTCCTTACAGTCTTGTGCAGAGATGGTTCCTAACACAGGGACAGTCCAATACTGTAATTTCATCTCTTCCGTTTCTGGAACGGCGGGTCCCGCTGCTATTAAAATGGACTCTATTTCTCACCATATTACTTCTTGTAACTTCGTTAACTGTTTGGTGGGAATAGAGATAACAACTGCAGCTAGTGGTTATGTTTTCAATAATCTGCAATTTTCTAGCTGCACAAAGGACGTTAAGAACACTTCTGGGGGGGCTGTGTATATTAGTCCCACCAACTCTTCCAATGTCACAACCTATGAAAATACAGCCGGAAGCACGACTACTATACAAGCTGTTCAGATAACATTGACGCTGGCAGGCCTTGTCACTAACAGTGAAGTAAGGATATATGCGCACGAGACTACTACAGAACTGGGTGGAGTAGAAGACTGCAATGCTGTTTTTGAGTACACCTACGGCTATGCAGCCGGAACTTATGTAGATATTGTGGTTCATAACAAAGATTATCAGTATTATCGTATAAATAATTATTTATTACCGTCGTCTAACGCTACTCTTCCAATAGCTCAAGTTTTTGACCGAGTGTATAGTAACCCCTAATTCCAATTAGCTAACCTGGTCCTAAAATCAGAATATATAGTTAAGGGATTCAGGACTTTTCCTTTAATCTATCAAATAGGGACAGGTTTATATAGGCAATAGAACATGATTTTAATCTGGAGGATTTAAACTATGGCGATTATTACAGATCCTGACAATTTAAACCAAGCTACCGAGGTAACTATTACACCTGCCTCTAAGACCATAGGTTTGAATATAGCAGGGAATTTGAGTACTGATGGCGTTGGCCTACAGTGCCTCTACTCTTTCCTGAAGGAAGAGTGGAAAACAGACACCAATTTGATCAAGTACCCTTTTCCTATGTTGGCCATAACGGAGGAAAAGTTCGAGCTTATCAACGGGTGGGATTTTGTTGACACAACCACACGGGAGCTTATTAGAACTGGAGGGTGGGCTCTTAAGGACCTAAGTGGTGTCACTCAAGAAGAATATGCGGGTATCATTTCTCTGGGCTCTTTGGGCGGAACCGACCAGGTTTACTATCAGCAAGTTACTGCTGGTGCGGCCATCAATGTTGTTTTGCAGGGGGCGGTTAATCAAGCGGTCAAAACTTACGGCGATGCCTCCCACGGCAACTTTGACTACCGCAGCTACTTTAAGATATTCTGTCGTGAATATCAGAAATCCTATGCTTCCGCGCAACTAAGTGACATCGGTGTTAGCACCATGACATATCAGGTGTACCGTTTCCCGGTCACCAACGCTTCTGACGTTAAGATTACCCACAATGACGTCACTGTTTCTGGGTCAGCCCCTTACAGCACGATGGGCATAGAGTGGTTTGGGGTTGCACAGCAAAGGAGCATCGGTGGAACTAACCGAGACTTTCACGTTATTATAGATGGTAATGACGGAACAGCTGAGCAGATCTACGAATTTGTGCAGTGGTCCTTGAGAAGCTATGATGATATTGATGATGGAGCAGGGGAAAAAGTCGGTAAGGTCACGAACGACTTAGTACGTTTTGTTGGTGACACCTTATACACTAGGCTTGATAGCACAGGTGGAGTCTACATTGATAACTTCCAAACAATCGACCAGAACAGATTGGTATTTGTGGATGACGGTGGAACTGAGAGAACTTACCCATACGTTGCTATTCTTACCATACAGTTTGGTGACAACTTGGTGGCCGACGCAGGTGCTATATATAGAGTATTTTTCACCAACGATGATGCAGGAGATAATGCAGGGTATGACTTTGGAACAGCCAATGCTATAACATGCAATACCAACCTGGGAGCTACCATGTCGGGCACAGTAGGAGGAGCATCTTCAGTTCAGCTAGCCTACGATTACGACGGTAATGTGCAGCGCGGGGCAGCGAGTGCCGCTACTGAGGCACCTATTACAGTCGTTGCTCTGGGGCTTGCAACGGCACAGTATGTTAAAGCAGCAGGTTCAATCACTAGGAGCACAGCTAACGTTGTGTCCTTGGTTTCTCCGTTGGAACGTAACTACGTTAATCCGTAACATAAATTAATATCCCTATAAGCAAGGGAGTAAGGGGGAGGAATGGTCTATAAGATAAGAGAATTATTGACTCTCTTGGGAAATGTAGGTAAAATGGATATAACAATTGGGGTATCAGAGACACTCCCTGTCGAGTGTCTCTTTATTCTTAAGGATAAAGCGCTGTATGATAAAGTAGAGACTAGTATTGAGTATCTAGATAGGATGGCTCAGATTCCAAACAGGACTTTCCTTGCAGAGGAATCAATTGCTCGTTTACTGGTAGCCTTGGGTCAGAACCTCAAGCTGCTGGTAAATCTTAGCTATAACGAGATACTAGACAGGGACTGCCTGATACTTTTTAATAGCCCAGAATTAGTCGATAGGATTTATCATGGGAAAGTTTAGGTAAGGGTTACTAAGCCTTAAGAATATGTACGGCCCCGTGATGGAGTTAAATGATGGGTGTTTTATTTGATGGTCCCAACAGACTAATTATCGTGGCGTCAGGCACACTAAGTATAGACATGACGAGTGTCTATTCGCGGTGGAAAGACTGGGTTAGGGTCTCTGATAATTCCAAGTATTTGAAAGCTTTTAGTGTGGTCGGGGGAGAGCCCACAGTCCAAGGCCAGTATATTACTCCCTACTTCTTTTTAGAAAATGGCTGGAAAATTGATGCCAGCTCTCAATCCATTTATCAGTACCACCCCTTAGACGTGACTGGTATAGTCCTGCAAGCCCAGGGTGGGTCCCCTTGGTACAGCGATCCTAGCTGGCCTTTAACCATCGTAAGAAATATTGTGCCTATTAGAACAGAAACCGTTACTACGACTGGGGGAGAACCAATCAGTATATCTGATATTTTTTCCTACAGCGTGGAAGACGGGCTCTCATTCCAGTCGGCGCTCCGGGTGTTGGTGTCTGTTTTAGCAGGAAAGTCTGTCGTGATCGACGGGGAGCCTGTGGTTATGAAGTTTAGGGATGTCAATGATACTACGGACAGGGTGACAGCTGAGGTAGAAGGAAGTAACCGGGTAGAGGTTACATTAGATACAACATAAGAGAGGGAAAGATGTCAAACGATATTATCGCGGGTGTATTCGGAAAGATATTTTCCATGTTAGCAGAGAATCCAGAGAAGAACATAACTTTGGCAGAGGATTTGTGGGACCTAGTGCCCAGCTACGAGTTTGACCTATTTTTAATGGGGTGCGATGAATCCCTTGTAAAGCTAGGCTTAGCTGAGCGGGGACCGGACGGATTCATGCAATACAAATAAACAATGAGAAGCTATAGGTATGTAAACATAATATCTCCGACAACAGCTGCGGGAGGAACTCTTCCACAGAATTTTACGCTTGATGATATACCTAATGGCTCTCAGTATGGAAAGGTGGCCCTGTCTGAGTTAACTGAAAGCGGGACAATAATCTATCCAGACATTAATATTGACGGGGCTATTGTTACGCTTACGTTTCCTGATACTCTAATCAAGGCCAGCTTTATGCCGGTCGAGACTAAGGCCACTGTGACGGGGGTCCGAATAAATCTAGAGAATCAAGGCGGAGGCTCTAGCTTTGATTACATGGGTTTTTACGATTACTTGATAGACCAAGGAATGACTATAAGCGGGGTCTCTCCTGTAGCGATGGTTTCCTATATAGATAATTACTTTATGGGCCCGGGCCAGGACAACGAGAGCGTCAGCATCTACATCAACAATGATCTGATGACTTTTTCTGGCACAAAGCTAAGGGGAGAGCACGTGACTATTCTCGATGGAGAGTTCATAGGTTCACTCGTAATAGACGGGGGAGAGTGTTAAGTGGTAATCAGCGGCTCACGAATGAGATTGAAAAGAGGCCCAGAAAGCCACGTCCTCGCGCAGGATCTTTATCGCGGGGAGTTGGCTTTAGCTACAGATACACAAACTGTCTTCGCTTACGATGGCACACAGAAGTTCCCTGTCGGTAAGGCCATTGTTGATTCTTACGACCAAATAACTACTTACAGCGGCATGGAAGGAAGATTCTTCTATGCTTATGACCACGGCCTGCTTTATGTAAACCATGAAAACAATTGGTTACCAACTTCTGATACCCCCACAGCGGATTATTTATTGTGGTCCGACATAGATAGAAACTCTTCTGGTCTAATTAGTGGCGGGGCTTTAAGCACAGGTACAGGGGGTGGCACTATTAATGTAGCCTCTGGTGTTGGATACATTAATTTGGGCACGGGTAATGGGGGGTCCTATAGGCGGGTTACCTGGGATAATTTTGTAGATCAGGCTTGTGTACAAATCACATATAATTATGTGGCAATTGATATTAATGGAAATATCAACATAAGTGCTACTGAACAAGATGCCAGAAATTATATACGACTAGGTTGTATGTACTTACGCCAAACGGGAGTTATCATTGCTAAATGGAATACGCCTCACTGGGTTGGAAATTACCAGGAAAGAAATAATAAATTTATTAGACACGCTTTCGGAACTATTATAACTGAGGGTTTTGCAGTTAATAGCTATCCAGCTCCCAGTGGCCTTAATTTACATATTGGTGCTGGTAATATGTTTATTGGTCTTACCGAGTTCACTTATCCAGCAACTGATTCATTTATAAAGCTTTATTACACCCATGTGAGCGGTACAGCAACAAGTTATACGAACCCTAACCAAGTAGACCCTAACTACTGGAATGATCCTACTCAGAATAGCTCCGCGACCGCATTAATTCCGATGACTAGCGGTTATTGGAAAAAGGATATGATGGTAAAACATCCTGGAGGAAATACCTATTATTCTTATGGTACAGCGGAGTTTCCAACATACGACGAGGCCGTAGCTAGTCCCCTTCCGTCAAGCTCTTCTTTTCTTGCCCCCGACGGGAATGCTTTCTTGTGCACCTTTGTTGTTCAACAAGGCGCGACTACTATTTCTGGTGGCTTCTATGACATTCGTCCTAATTTTGCAAGAATTTTTGAGTCGGAATCTATTACTGGAACCGGTGGGAATTTAATAAGTTATACGGATTTAATTAATAAGCCTTTCATCCCCGCTACTAGCGACGACCTCACAGACGGGCAAGACTATAAGCAATACTCCGCGACAGATAAGGCTGCCGTGGCTGCAATACCCACAACCAGTGGAGATATAGTTGGTTGGGCTTATGACCATGTTGATACGGTAAGTGGGGTTATATCAGCTGCGGGGATTGAGTTGTACAATCAAGGTATAGAATATGTAAATGCCTATGTTAAGCCTTATCACTATTTGTCAGTGTCTGCCTCTGGGGGAGACTTCCAGTCTATACAGGCAGCCATTGATAGTATAACAATTACTGATTTTGAGAATGAATATTGGGTCATTCAAGTGCACCCTGGTGTTTATTCTGAAGATGTATATCTGAAAGATAATGTGGACTTGGTAGGCGACTCTTATGATACTTCCATAATAGACGGTAGCTTGCATTGGATGGCTGAATACGGGTGTACAGATGGCTACTGGTCTGCTATACAAAATATTACTATACAAGCAGATACTTCGGCAAGTGGGTATTATACTATTCATTGTGATGCTGGTTACCATGATATAGTGAATGCTTACGTATGGTTAACAACTGACGGGGTCGGCGGCAGCTGTGTAATGATGGAGGGGGGTAGTATTGCTTCCTATCTGACCATGTATGAGTATGATCATACGGGTGACACCAGTGATGATCCCGACGATAACCATCGCTGTGTTCGTGGGTTAGGGGGCACATACGAAAGTGAGGCTGACAAGTATGTAATGTACGTAGAGGATACTACGCCAGGTAGGATTGTGTCTGTCATTAGTCAGCGTAGCCCCGCTCAAGAAGATAAGACGGTAGTGGTGGCAGCAAACATAGATGTGATCGTGGGTTCAGGGTTTGCTGGGGTTGTAGAACCTTTTCGAATACAAGGTGGTTCCCTAGTAAATTCCATTAATGCCACTAAGTTACACGTCGAATCTCTAGGGGGAGGAACTGCCTTCGGATATTATGTAGACTCTCTAGAAGTAGGTAACACACAGAGTAGAGTTTATTCTACTGCTAATCGGGTTACTTTGCTAGGATTTGATACAGATTATTTTGCCCATGTTGGATCCCAAGATTATTTTGCTAGTCATTTCGATGACGTTATTTGTTCTAGCGGGGTACAAGGGGATATTCTTAATTACCAAATGGTGTCTTCTGAGATTGATGGCCAACTAAGAGTTACTGATCACATAAAAGTTGGAAGAGGAAATACTGCTGACAGGGATTTTATGGAGTTTGATATAGGACAAGAGCAGTCTAATCCTGCTTTAAGTTACAAACATAATTACATAACGCATGCAGCGGGGCCATTAGGACAACAACAAATCCATCATGGTTTGATTTATAACAACCCGGTCCAGGGCGGAGCTGTGTTTGGGTGCCATGCTCAAGACGGAGATGCAGAGTTTTCCATGACCACTTCCGGTAACGACGCTTATTGGTATGGGCAATACCTAATGATGCGCGCCCAGCATCCTGCGAGTGGGACTAAGTCATGGTTAGTTGGTACACAGTCTCAGACTCAGAATTACCAGATAAGGGTACAAGAGCCTACGGGTGGGCCTGTTTCGGTACTTAATATAGACCGCTCTGGTGGATTAATGCTCAAATCTGGTGTAAGAGTAACCACTATACTGGATGAAGATACTATGGCCTCTAACACGGCGTCTGGGATTCCTACTCAACAATCAGTCAAGGCTTATGTAGACAACACAGAGCAGGCAGTAGTAAATTGGGTAGAAGCTAGGCACTATGTTGTTTCAGGCACTGTTCCTGTGAACCTGTGTGGGGACGCCTTATTTAGTGTAAGTGGCACCGAAATCGCACATAATTTAAACAATTTGGAGCACTTTTCCGGGGTGACCCCGACAGTTACCGGCGGGGTAGATGCTGCTAAAGTAGGAGTTATTTATGTGTCCAGAGGTTTGACCGCTGATACTGTGTATAATACAGGCGGATCTGACGCGGCGGGCTTGCCTTTTATGTGGCATGTGAGTGGTCTTCCTTATGTAGAACCACCTCCTGAGGTCTTGTCCCCACTGCACGTCACCGATTGTGGCCTGTGGTTAGTTTCCGATCAAGGAGTCACCCTGGATGGTACAGAGGTAAGTTACTGGGAAGACCAGGCCGACGGGCACGATTTGGGTAACACTTTTGAGTTTTATAGGCCGTCTGTTGCTACAAACTATATCAATGGACACCCGGCCCTGTATTTCTCCGATGGTTACCAGCCGCTCTTCTGGGAAGGCTTTGGGAACAATAGGGGGTGGGGGGCTGTCGTAGAGAATTGGGAGTGCTACGTTGTCTGGAAGGACACAGGAACGTTTTCTTATGGAAGGTTCATCTATGCTCCCTATGTCAGTTTGAGTTCTTACAATGGTTACCCAACGGTGGAATTCGCTGACGGTAACCTGGTGAGTAGTCATATCACAACAGCGATGTCTATTGTACGTTTTCGCTGGAATTCAACCAGTGCATGGGTCTCAGTAAATAATTCAGCTGAAGAGACCACGTCAGGGAAGACAGCAAAGACAAGAACTATTTGGGAATCTTTAGATTTCGACAGTCAGATGATTGGGTATGTACCTGAGATAATTGCATTCCCTAGATTTTTGGACAGCGAAGAAAGCACTTACATCTTGAACTACCTCAGCCTGAGGTATGGTATCGCAATAAGTTAAAAGGAAAGGAAGTAATGTCAACAATACTTTTCTCGGATCTCCACATCGGGGATCATAAAAGTAAGCATGTACAGATGTGCAATTTTTTGGAGTCCCGGGAGGACATAAAGTCTGTTGTTATAGTTGGAGATTTATTCGACCTATGGGTGACGAGCGCGGGCCGGTCGTTTAAGGAAGCAAAGTATTTCTTGGATTATCTTTATAATAGGTTTCAGGGTGACATCATTTATTTGAGCGGGAATCACGATGAGGACTTGCAGTATATAAAGTCCTTGCATGGGATTCCCATAAAGCAATTTCACCACTTCAATTTAGGCCGTAAAAGCGTGGTTGTTTGTCATGGGCATCAGTATGATCACAACTTTTATTTAGAGAAGGCCACTTTACTAGCAAAGGGAAATGCCTGGGTAGTCAATAGGGTCGACAGGTGGTTTGGCATTGACACCCGTAAGATACTAACTAGCTTGTCAGACGCTATACAAAAGGACCCTTTGGGGAAGATTATTTTCACTTACGAGCACGTGTTGAAGCAGACTTTCACCGGTGTACACGATATAATCATCACAGGGCATACACATACACCGTGTATTAAGAGATTTAACAGACTAACTTACATTAACGTTGGAGATAGCATGCAGCACTCCACGGCAGTTATTCTAGAGGGGACCCGGTTCTCTCTACTAGATTATATACAAGGAAATGAGATTAGTTTCTTTGAAGCAGGAGATGACAAAGTGTAGACAATGAAAACACTGGAACCGCGGTACAATATGGATCGAGCTGTTGATCCTAACTACGGGCCAGGAATGATAGGGTTTTCGTACAGAGACAACTCTGTAGTGTCCAGGGGAATAGCGTGGTTTACGCAGGAGGAACATGACAGGATAGTGCCCTCGCACACTTTCATAGTTAGAGACAAAACAAAGCTTGTAGAAGCACACTTTCCCGAAGTGCGCGAAGCGGAGCTGTCTGAATATTTCGACAATCCGCACATTGTAGTTTTTTTCAAGAAGCCGAAAGAGCTGACCATTAAAGAGATTGATGTCCTGGTTTTTAACGCATTACTCCATCTGGGAAGAAAGTATGACGTTGGTTCTTACGGTTATTACCTGGTCAGGAAGTTGCTGAGATTACTCGGGCGTTTTGAGCCAAACAAGGACAAGCCTTCAAAGTTTAATTCCCCCGAGGCCTGGGTATGTTCTGAGCTGGTTTCCCATTGTCTAAAAATGGTACCTAAATATGCTAACCTATTTCCTTTATCAGAATATCATCCGTCCAAGATAGATCCCGTGATGCTGTTTAGGTCGGAGGAACTTTTTCAACCATGGAGTTTTGATGTTTAAACCTCAGCCCTCAGACATATCCAACACACCCTTACAGGGCACCCTTAACGGAATACCACTCATTCAAAACCTGACTACGTACTCCGGGGAGTGGTATCCCATCATTTTAGAATTCGAAGAATCCAAACAAATGATTTTGCAGCCACGCTTGGCTGTAGACTGGTATTTTTCTACCACGTCCGGGGGGAATTATTTTACCCTTCGGCAAGGAGCAGCTCTACAGGCTCCTATTGTCACAACATCTGGGACCACGATAGGGTGGGTTTCGTGTAACCAAAATGTAGTTTTTGAACTGCTTACAGGACGGTAAACATGGGCCCAGGGCTTAAGATCATATACCCACCAACTACTATCTCTGGCTTAGCGGGGCTCCTTACTTATTTACAAGAGGGCGTTTGGTACATAGATCCGTCTAGTTTAGAAGTTTCAATATCCGGAAGCGGAGGTATTATTGCTACCCTTGTAGACAGAGAGTGGATCGTAGACGGGTCCAATCTAATCGGCGCTGGAGGAGGGGGTGGAGCAGCCGGAAATAATACAGTAAGCGGAGTCGCAGGAGAAAATCTCTTACCTTTTGATACCGTGTATGAGAGTATAACCGACGGACTATTCTATAAAGCGTTCAACAACGGCCTAGCTTACCAGGCTGATGCTATTGGCATGGTGACACACCCAGTTACTATTGTGACCGGTCAAGCTGGAGAGATTACTCTCGAAGGTTCCGTGATGAACGACGGCTGGGATTGGGCCGAAGGCAAACCCCTGTATGTGAGTAGCACACCGGGCATATTAGTAGATACTCCTACTACGGTTTCCGGGCAGTTTGCCAAGCCCGTAGCCCAAGCAATCAGCAATATAAGAGTATGGGTTCACCCAGAGTTAGGTTGGGAAGTTGGCGGAATCTACGATCAGGTTATAATTACTCAGCAGCAGGGCCAGAAGGGGGATCCTGGGCCCGTAGGACCCGCTTCGCAAGTCCCTGGTCCGGTGGGACCACAAGTTACGTACATCTCCCTCCCCGGAGTGGCCGGAGAGACCTTGGCTCAATATGATGTGGTTTATCAAGATCATACCGATTCCGGTAAATATAAGATAGCTGTATGTAGTGATCTTGCCAAAGCAGATGCTTGTGGAATGGTAATTCAGCAGGGGGGCATTGTCAACGGAAATACAGGAGACATATTAATATGGGGTTATATAACTGATGAAAGCTGGAACTGGATTTCTGGTAAGAATCTTTTCTTGTCTAGTACACCAGGGGTTTTTACTCAGGATGAGCCCACTACTTCGGGATACTACGGAAAACCATTAGGTAGGACACCAACTACATCAGGAATTTGGTTTAATTCAGAATTAGGATGGCTTATAAATTAAGGAGAAAGATAGATGGCTATAGCTAAATTTACAGGGGGTCCCCCAGGGCCAAAGGGAGATACAGGACCAACAGCTGATCGCGATATTAATTCTATGATTATGCTGTCTTGGATTGCTCAGCCCATAGCCAAGGGACTAGATCTTTATACAAATAATTTCTCAACAAATAAAGGTGTGGATTCTAGCTCTACTGCTATCTATAATTCCGCCGGTTTCTATGAGCCCCCGCAAGCAAGAGATGATTACTTGTTTAATTATGATTTTGACTCAACTGACAAGGTCGTGAGAGTAGACAATAAGGGAAGTATTGCTTGGTGGTATCAAGACAACGGAGACTACGGGCATTTTGAGGGGGTTACTCTTACCGTAACCTCAGGTGGTGTTGCTGTTGATAAAGGTGGTGGTAAAGTTGGATTACCGTGTGTAGGCCAGTCCTTGGCAACTGGTAATTCTATTGAGGTTAGAGGTACCACATATTATAACGGAACAAACACTGTAGATGCTACTTCTTCTGCCGACGAGGTCGTAATCACAAGTGCTTATAACGCGGAAACTTTTGGTAATACTGCTACGATTCATCAGAGAATTGGGGTAGGTGCGGGTTTAGATAACACAGTTGTCCAACCATCTATGTCAGTTGAATTCTACGACGGTAACCCGCTCAGTATCCTCGTAGCATCCGGATCAGTATACCAGTCAGCTAGACTTGCTTCAGCTAAGCCCTCCGCGCGTGTTTCTGGAATCTACGAGGTGAGCTGCAACGGGACTTCAGTCTACCCCTCTTACGCTTATTCTACTGCAGCTAGCGGGTGGCGGCAGGTTTTTAATGAGGTGCCGAATACCCGTGGCTGGACCTCGATGGTGTATGATCCTGTTAGCAAAGATCTTTGGGCATTCGGGGGCTACAAAAACGACACTGCCGCAAGAACGAATGAGATGTGGAGATACTCTACAGCTTCGGGACAGTGGTTTTACGTTATTACAAATGCCCCTCCTGCCGCCAGAGAGGGACACACAATGGTGTATGATCCTGTTAATGCACAGTTTCTACTGTTTGGTGGGTACACGGGATCAGCTTATCTTCAGGATCTTTACAAATTTAATCCTCTCAATAGCCAGTGGACTTCTTTGTCTCCTACAGGAGGCCCACCAGGTCTACGGAACGCCCATGCCGCGGGTTATTCTTCTGTGAGTGGGACGATGTTAATTTATGGTGGCTATAATGGCTCCGCTAGATTAAACGACGTATGGGAATATAATATAGGGACTAATGTGTGGAAGCAAATTGTACCTACTCTTAATGGTATGACTGGCCGCTCGGATACGCAGTATTGTTATCAGACTGTAAGTGGGGCTCTAGTCATACATGGAGGGTGGATAGCAGCTGAAACTGGTGAGACCTGGAAGTTTGATTACTATAAAAACGAGTTTCGTAAACTAACGAGTTCTCCGTATACAGCGAGGGCGGGCGCGGCTTTTTACGACGAAACTTCTGATAAAATGTATCATATTGGTGGTTATTATAATAATCTTATGAACACTCAGGTTCCCGTGATATATAGCTATGACTTCAAAAGTGCATGGGGACAAGTAATACCTAATCCTAATAATGGGCCTACACTGATGTACTACTTTGCTTATGCTTACGATACGGATAAAAGAGAATTTTATACTTACGCAGGGCATAACAGTGCTAATTACCACGCTACCACTGCCTTATGGAAGTATAATGTTCCTGCTAATACTTGGGATACTATACACCCGCAGGCATTGGCGCGTCTCGGGGGTGCTTATGCCACTAAGACGAACAAATTTTATATAGGGTTTGGAACCCCTCTAATCGCGAGTAGTTATTATGGGGGGCAGGAACTCTGGGAGTATGATTGTAGTAATGGAGTATGGACACGGATAAGTAATTATTATCTTGTAAATAACAGGGATGGCGGAGTTATGTACCTTCCTATAGCTTATTCACCAAACCTACACTGCTTATTTGCGTTTGGTGGACAGACTACCTTAGGAGCGTCAGCAAACTTGAATATATTACGCATGTTTGATTTAAATGCGAGCTACACAGCTAATAATCATAATTGGCAAACACTTTACCCCTCTGGCCAGTGGCCGACGGCAAAGGCTGAACAGCTACAAGCCTACGATACCGATAACGATGTATTGTACCTGTTAGGGGGGTCTGGCTCTAACGCAGAGTTTTGGAAGTATGATGCTGTAACAAACTCGTTTGTGCGACTTCAGATACCGGGGCTTGCCCTGACAGTTAGATGGGCAACCTCTATGGTGTATGATAACATAAATAAATGCTTGTGGGCCTGGTGTGGCTACACCGGTACGGCTTATGTAAATGAGCTGTGGAGATTTGATATTGCTACGCAGTTGTGGACGCAGATAGCATATGGTGGGGCTGTTCCCCCTATTCGTGGTAACACGTGTGTCGTCTTTGATGAAGTAACTCAATCTCTCTATTTATTTAGTGGAACAGCAAACGGTACTGCCCCTATCACTCCTGTAGACTTCTTTAAGTATGATGTCAGGACTAATACAGTGTATAAGATTACTGATACCTGGTCTCCTAATGCTAGATTCAATTACGCTGCTGGGTTCAATAGTAGAACGGGAGAGATGTATGTATACGGAGGGGTGACTTCTGCCTTAAAGAGTACTACAGATTGTATTGCTTACAAGGTATGGGACCGTACAACTACTTCTGGTGTTGTAGCAACCATGACTAGTGGAACCGGATTTCCCGCGGCTTGTAATTCGATTGGACACATCGTGGTTGATGACAGCCTAGTAGGAAGTTCAGATATATACCACGCTTTAAGCTTTGACAGTACATCTAGCTTTAAAATGCTAAGTGTTGGTCCAGAGATTGCTCTGAATGATCGGTCGTCTGTTGTAGACAAAGGTTCTGGTTTAGTTGGTTTTCCTTGTAATTCACATCCTTTTTCTCCTGGTGACTTTCTAAGGGCGTATAACACGGATCATTACAATACTAACTATTCTGTAGACCCCGCTACATCTACAAACGAAATTGTAGTTAGCGGAACATATATAGCAGAAACTTTTACTAGCTCAGCAAAGGTTAGAAAAGTGATAGGCTGGAAATCTATTGTTCAGCAGAGTGGCGGTAGCTGGCAATACCTTACTGATGCTTCTGTATGGCAAAATGCTTCGAGTAATGATGTTAAGGCGGCTTTACAACAAGCTTTTACTGTGAGTGGAAATAGAATGAATGGTGCCGCCCTGGAGAGTATATACCCCGCAGAGTACACTATGGCTAGCGGGTATACTTCTGGGGACTCCCTGGATTTTGGCGTAGGTTTTTATTCTCCATCGAGCCCTCTTCCAGAGTTAAGTAGATATGAGGTTATTTATTCCGCCGGGTCCAATAATTTAACACTTTTCACCGAGGCTTGGAGTGCATCACAAAATGACCCCACAGCTACAAAGTGTTTAATCAAGACAACTTATACGGGAAGTATTACGTTGGATATGGATCTGACTGTGTGGGTAAGTATTGATGGCGGGGTTAATTATGAGCAGATTTCTGGTTTATCCCTGCTTAGGAGCGATGGTAACGAGCACTATATTGCTGGCTCTAAGATTAATATAACTCCCCGTGGTTCTAACCAAGTAAAATTGAAGATTACCACACATAACTCGAAAGAAATCAGGATCAATTCTGTTGGTATGGCTGTGGGGTATTAATGGCTATACTACAAGATGTTGCAATAGGTGGAGTAAAAGGCAGTATAGGAGATATGGGTTCGGCTAGTTCCGGGACAGTATTTTCTATTGCTATGTCCACTTGGACGCTCAATATTGATAAACTCCAATTTGATGATATTTGCTGCAATAATTTTATAGCCGGATCTGGTATAGATCCTGCTTCAACGGTTTATTATCATCCCGCGGGCTTCGTTACCAGTCCATCCACGGGGTCTGGTATCTCATATCAGACCAGTGTGGATAATCCTTTTACCACTACAACTTTAGTAGATGAGTTTAGTTTTCCTAATGTGTCCGGTTCATTGAGGCCTCCCGGCCTGGAGAATGCGGCTGCAGCCTACTCTAGTCAAGACAACGCTATGTATATTTTTGGTGGCTATGACGAAAACCAACTCTGTTCTGATCTATGGAAGTTTGAGTGTGACTCCTGTCAGTGGACAAAACTTTCTCCACCCGCCAGCCCCGCAGCAAGGCATTCTCACTCCATGGTTTATAATTCAATTAGTGGCAGTCTCGTTGTGTTCGGAGGAACTGTTGCATCTGGCTCCGAGGGAGATTTGTGGTCCTACTCTATAGCTGATAATGTATGGATGCAAATACCCAGAACAGGAGATGGCCCCTATGACAGGACGGAGCATACATCCGCTTATGATTCAAGTGCTAATCAAGTATTTGTATTTAGAGGTAGGGGCGACTCTGGATCATTTTTTAGTGAATTGTTTAGGTATAATTTTTTTGATAACACTTGGAGGCGTGCAGACTCTTCAACTGGTTCACACTGCAGAACCAGTTTAATTTATGATGCTGAAGAGAACGAGTTATTAGTTATTGCTGGATACAACTCCACTAGAAACATTGTCTCTACTATTTACAGTTATGGTATATACACTTATGCTTGGGCTCAGCAAACATCAGCATGGCCTTATTCACGTTACAACCATTCAACTGTTTTTGATCCATTTTCTCGTAATCTCCTAGTCTTCGGTGGTTATACTGATGGAGATCAGGCGATCTATGGCGTGTCTGTCTATAATATAGATACAGGAGCTACTGCCGATACCCCTACCAACTACCCAGACCTCTGTAGAGTGGGGCATTGTGCTATATTTAGTACTAAGGATAGCTCAATGTATGTATATGGTGGCCGTGCAGACGCGCGTAGCCTCATCTCTTCTCAGATGATCAAGTACACTCATTTACAGACAACTTACGCTGAAGGTATCAATGTTCGTTATTCCGAACGGTTTTTAACCAAGACTTGGGCACATCTAGACTCAATCAAAATGGATTCTGTTAGTAAGGCAGAATCTCGTGTGTATAACGCTGTTAGTTTCGACAATGGCAATGTGTGGAAAATATATCATCCTGTAGATAAGTGGGTTGCTATTGTACAAAACTCGGGGAGCACCTGGCAATACCGTAATGACGGAGGCGGCTGGACCAATTCCCCTATTAACACGCTAGATAACGCTTTGGAGAAAGCCTTCTCTATTAGCATAAATCAGTGGGCAAGAGACATAGTTAGTGAGTGGAACGAGAAAGACCAAAGTAGTATCCCTCTATTGAATACTAACAACTATTCTTTGGGGGCTTATGTAGCGTCTGCTTCGTCTCAATATAATGCTGATTGTAATGCTTACCGTGCGTTTCAGGGGTATGTTAATCTGGGAGCAGATGCTTCTTATTGGATGGCTACCCCTATAAATGGACAGTGGCTTCAGATAGACCTGGGAGATAAACCTATATGGCCTAGGGAATGGAGAATTAGAGCTCCATGGTATAGTGTAGGAACGGGCGCGCGGTGCCCTAAGCGATTCAAGATAACAGCGTCTAATGATCTGGTGCAGTGGGATGATATAGTTACTACCTTTTCTGGGGCAGACATGCCTAATCCTACAGGAGATAAATTTACGGCTTGGTATCCTACCACTGCTACTGGTATATATCGTTACATCAGACTAACTACTTACAGTGCTCAGATTGATGTAACCTATGTTGGTATTAAAAAATTAGATTTCAAATCGTCATGGGATATAAACTCCTTAGCAAGAGAGCATTGGGAGTCTACCGGCGGTTTTGTTTCAGGAGCTACCTCCTCTGTTCAGATAGCATTAGGGTTTTTCACAAAAGGCAGTATTCCGACGGTCAATAGCGTTACACCAACCTATGTGACGGTGGTACAGCCCAACACAGAGCTGATTACAGACTCTTGGTTAGCCTCAGCTAATAATCCGTCAAAGGCCCAATGCGTAATAAAATGTAAGCTGGTTGATTCGATTATTTTGAACACAGATCTTACAGTATACGTCAGTATGGACGATGGGGTCAATTACGAACAAGTTACTGACTTACAGATAGTTTCTACGGTTAACGGATTTACATATATTATGGGAAGTAAGCCTGGGCTAGAAGCTAGAGATTCTAACATTATGAGAGTTAAGATCGTAATATCAAATTTCAAAATGGTACAAATTTATGGAACATGTTTAGGAGTAGACTACCAGTATTAACCTAATTCTCTCCATCTTATCCAAATAAAGTACCAATACCCACCTAGAATCATTACCTATTAACTAACCTCTTGATCTAATGTAGACAATCTATTCACTTTAGAAAAGGTGGAAAAGGCAAAGGTTTGTGGGGGCGAAGTTTGGTTATACCTGAGAAATCAGGGATACTCTTTTTGGAGGGTAAGAAAGTATGAAGACCGACGAGCGAAAGAAAATTAAGTCCGATGCGAAAAGCAAGGCGTCTGAAGTGCTCGCTCAAAAAGACGAGGCCGCAATGTTGGCTAAGACTGAGGAACTGTTTAACGACGTTCTGATAGAATTGGCCGAAGCAAAAGCCGAGAAGGACAAGTCAGTAGAGGACAATAGCAAGCTGGCTGAGGATCTTGAGAACCTTAAGTCCGAAAAAGATGAGCTAGTTACACAGAAAACCGAGCTGGAAGCAAAGGCTGAGGAGCTTCAGCAGAAACTCGACAAGGCCGAAGAGAAGATTACTGATCTGGAAGCTAAGTTTGAGTCCATGAAACAGGAGGCTGCTTTGCAGGCCCGTGTTGCGGAGCTCGAAGAGGCTGGTCTCTTGTCTGCTGGTAAGGCTGCTGATAAGCAGAAAACCAGAGTCAAAGCAATGGATGATGAGGCATTTGCTGAGTATAAATCCGAACTCCTAGAACTCAAGGAAACTTGGGCGACAAAGGACGAGGAAGCGAAATCCAAAGATAAGCCTAAAGAGGAGAAGAAAGAAACCCCTAAGGGTAAAGCTGCTCCTAAGAAGGAAGAAGAAGAGGAAGACGCTGACGAGGACGAAGACCTCACAGCAGCCGCTGCTCTTGCTGAACTTGCCGAGCTCGAAGATATTGACGAGACAAAAATCAGTGCCGCACAGCTTCTTAAATTTAAGAGAGCTGCAGCAGCTCTTAATGTAGCATCCTTAGCCGTAGCTGGGTTCGAAGGAGACGACGAACTCATTGGCGTGGACAAGGGCCTACTGAAAGAGTATGACGACATGTGGGCTGAAGATGGAGGTAAGTAAGCATGTTTATTGCTAGAGAACCAGTTTTGGAGAATTCCTTCTGCAAGCATGATCCAACGCAGAATACTCCAATGAACGCTAGTACTCCTATTGTTAGCCCACAGGGCGCAGTTTGCACAATTGTGGGCTGCGACGGTGAGACTGCAGTAGTAAAAAAGATGGAATCTTGTGATGAAGTTCCTTTCGGATTCCTTATGCAAGAAATTCGAACTGATTACAATCACGAGTATATTCCATGGGGTGGCATGCACCCACGTGATCTTGGTACGCAAAGATGCTTTGTAGGTGACCCAATTGGTGTTGCCCATCACGGCATATATTCTACCAACGTTTATGACACTGATGTGCAGATTAATGCAGGAGATTTCTTGTACGCTTCTGCTAGCGGCACGCTAGTCAAGTCTACTGGTTGGGGATACTGTTCAGTGTCCGGTACTTGGAACAATTTGAATCCAATCGCCGTCGCGATGAACACCTTGACTACGGCAAGACTAGAAAACGGCCGTTATCTTCACATTAAGCTGTTGATATAATTCGGCGGTTAGGAGGTTCGATATAAATGAACAAGACTAAGAAAATGAAATTGTTCCAGGCGACAGCCGCGTTGCATACCAGTGCAGGCCAGCAGGCCTACCGTGCTTTCGCTGCCTCTTCAACCAAGCCGATTCTTCAGAAACTTGAAGAACAGTCTTATATGAGACAGCTTTTTACGGTTGAGAGGCTTGGGCCTGGACAGCAACCAACTTATCCGTTGCCTGACGAGTTCGAAAGCCCTGTCTGGATTCTTCCAGGTATGGGTTATGTAGCACAAGACTACATCGAATTGCTCGCTGAAGAAGTCAGCATCCGTACGTTCACCGTACAGGCTGCTAAAGATTGGCTTCTGAAGTATGCACGTGAGGGACGTGTTGATGTTGCCGTAAGAGCGCAGCAAGCCGTTGCAAAAGCCCTGGCAGATTATGAAGAAGAAGCAGGATGGAGAACCATAATCCCTGCCGCCACGAGTACTTTCGATGGCGCAGGTGTATTGCCTCCACGACCAGCTCCTATCTATGAAATGCCAGCTGGTGACCCCGCCGCCGGTTACTTCTCGAAAGAGTTGATTAACCGTATGATCGTGGGTATGAAGAGACTCGGACGAAAGATCAACGAAATCTGGTTATCCCCAGAAGACTTGGCGGACATCCGAGAGTGGACTGATGTGGACGTTGATCCCGCTACCCGTAACAGAATTTTCCAGGCCGCAGGGCTTGGTGATATCTGGGGCATCCAACTTCGAGAAATCGAGGCTCTGGGTGTGCGCGGTCAGTTCAACATCAACGACAAAGACTCCGAGTTCGGACCATTCAAGGGTAATCAGGCTCAAAACAAGTACAACGACTATGCAATTACGCATGGTAACCTTGTTGACTCCAACGGTAACCTGACCGTGGCCGGTGAGACTCAGATCTACGGTTTCGACCGCAGTGACATCTCTCTGGTTATGCCTATAAAGCAGGAGTATGTTGCTCACGAAGATATGACCCTCCTAAGAAAGCAGAAAGCTGGTTTCTTCGGATGGCAGGAATTTGGTATGGCTTGCCTAGACGCCAGATTCATTTGCGTGGGTATCATTGACAGATACACTCCGAGTGGCTCATAATAAAGGAGGTAACTGACAATGGCAGTATTCGTATATCTAGATAGTAGTGGCCGCACTCGTCAGCTGAATGTTGACGGATGGCATGATGGCTACCATAAAAACCGCTTCGGTAGGTACGGGGCTTGGACTATGTTCAACCTGAACCCATATGACCTAAGCGTGGTCGTTACTGACGACAAACTTTACGCCGGAGATAGCCAGTATTTCAGCTGGCACATTCTTTGGGATTAATTAGCTGATTTAATTAGCTAACCTGATATAAGGCAGGGTCGTAAGGCCCTGCTTTTTTTATGTACTTTAACTTCCCACCTTCCTCCTAATAGAGATATATTCCTAAGGCATGGAGGCCGCTAAAATGAGTGACAAGAATTTTGAGGAACTGGAAAATGTTCCCCAGGCAAAGCCGATACAACAACGAGAGATAATGGAAGTTAAAGACGAATGGCCTTTTTGGCAGAGAGTCGTGGGCAATATTGTCAACGCTCTTCCCACAGTCTTGTGGGCCGTCGTGACTGTTGCATTGTTAATTCTGTTTCAGGGCAATGCTGAGCTAGTCGGACTGAGCCAGGCTTACATGAACTTAGTTGTTCCTGCAACCGCCTATGGCATCCTTTCCCTGTCTGCAGGTCTAACTTTGATTTCTTGGTTTTTCCCCTACTTTTCATATAGACGAATGATGAAGGATGGAACTCCTATAGAGAAAGCTGCCTGCATGGCTTTTTGGGGGCTTATAGCTATAGCCTTAGCCTTGGTGATAGCAAGCGTGGCATAATATGAAAAAGGCACTGTTGGGCATACTGCTGGGGCTGTCCATATTTTTGGTAGCTCATGCTAGTCAGATCCCCAATGACCCTATTCCTAACCCAGCAAAGATTCAGTTTAAGACCTGTGAGGAGAGGATCCTGTATAGGTTAAATTTCTATTCAGACCTCTTAGTGAAGTACAGGATACCGTATGTGTGGGGAGGTTTCTGGGGGCTGTTCGGGGTGGATTGTAGCGGATACATGTACTGGATTTGCCACATGGCGGGACTCCCAGTTAAAAGGGTGAACTCCCTGCGTATGTGGTTAGACCATGGGGCGTGGCCGGGGGAACGAGTTTTGGTTAAATTTGATGCCCATGACCGGGCACAGTTCCCTGATCTCTTGTTTTGGACTTATGACCCAAAGAGACCCAAGGGACATACAGCTTTGGTGATAATAAACGCTGAGGACAAGAAGGGACATAGGACTATACTATTTCGAGAGGCGTCTTTTAGTCAGAAGATAGTTAAAGAGACAGAGATGAAGCAGGGGGATTACAGGTGGGTAAGATTAGAGGGAGTTTTGGTAATGGATTTGACCCCTGGGTTTAAGTGTGGTCTCGGAGGATAAAATGCTTTTCTTTCCAGGAGCTATAAGCTCATTCTTTGCTACAGTTTTGTTTTTCGTAGTCGTGGTTGGGGGAGGTCTTGCCACTGTTAAGATATATTACCAGAAGGCTAAGATAACCTCTTTGGAAAAAAAGATTGTGCAGTACCAAGATGCTGTAGCTGCCATAGACGACAAGGAAAAGTATTTCAAAAAAAGTATAGAGGTGCTGCAAAGGAGCTGTAATCGAACGGTTAAGCCAGCAGTGACCGGGGGGAAACTAAATGTGGAGAACTTATTTAACAATGAACCTAGGTAAGTACATAGCTATTGCGGCAATCATTCTGATAGGTGGGTGTTCCTCGGTCCCTCAGGTGACGAGGAGCTCTGAGATACCTATACCTAAGATGCCTAAATCCGTAGTTACAGACAGCGGTAAGGTTGACAAGAGCAAGTTTCCTGACACCATATGGATAAAACCGCCTGTAGTAGACAATGAAAAACAGCGGGCTTATTGGAGTTTCGAAGACGTAGACCAGATCAATAAGAATCTAACTGAATGGCCAGCTTGGGGCAAAGATATGAAGGAACTCGTAGAGGGGCATAACAAACTCGTCGGCGGAGGCGGGGGCCAAAAAGAGCAGAGGTCTTGGCGACCATGGTAAACAATGCCCCGAGAGAAGAAGAACCAGGATAGACATGTACAGTTGTTAGATGAACTGGAGGACATAGTATCCTTACTGGCACAGCAGACGGACAGTAAGACGACTAATCTTCAGGTCCATATAGAACAACAACGAAAGCAGCTAGAGGAGCAGGACAGCCGCCGCTGGAAATGGTTTGTTATCATAGCTAGCTCTATTCTTTTGGCAATAGGGATAATTACTTTCGAGATGTGGGAGCGACAATACGATAGAATTAACTCTGTTGAAAAGCAAGTTGTCAAGATGGACACGTCGATAGACGTGCTGAAAGAGAACAGTTTGAAAAAGTACGAGTTTAGAGAGCAACTCGAAGACTACAAAAAGAAGGCCGCAGAGGACAGGGAGAAAAAAGACAAAGAGATGGAAGACAGGATAAAATTGTTAGAAGACCTTGCGCTGCCGAGGAAAAAATAATGGATATACTCATCGTCGAAAATGATATAGTTGTGACTAAAATGTGGTCCAAGAAATTGTCCAAAGACCACGAAGTGCGCATAGCAGAATCAGTTATGCAGGCCAAAGAAGAAATAGAGAAAAAGATGCCAGACTTAGTGATATTAGACCTACGACTTAACGGGCCTACTAATTCGGGGCTTAACATTTATGATTTTATCCGGGAGGAATTGCAGGAAAATATTCCTATCATTTTTATAACCGGACTTGCCTACAGTGTAGACCTGTTTCAGAGAGCGCAGCAGTTGAGCAGTATGGATGACTTGTCTGGCATAACTACAAAGTTAGTGGAGAAACCTATAAAGATAAACGAGCTGTCTAGTCTGGTTAATACACTAACAGCTTAATGAGGAACGGGCCGCATAATGGATAAAGCAGTCGGGGGATTCAAATTCAAGTGGCGCTGGGTAGGCTTGCTAGTTGTGCTCGCGGCTCTTACTCTGACCGGCGGGTATAATTACTATCTATCTGAAACTCATCGAATAATCAACGAAAAACAAAAAGAACTTGTAACCATTGGTGAACTAAAAGTTAAACAAATAGCCCGGTGGAGGGAAGAGCGTGTTCTTGACGCCGAGCCCGTTGTTAAAAGCTTGTACTTTAGGGAAGTTTTCTTTGCGTGGTACAATGATCGGAAGGACCGGGACGCTGAGGCTAAATTAATAGACCGACTGTCTCTATTTAGAGAAATAGAAAGGTACCACGACGCGTTCATCGTGGATACTGCTGGTAATGTATTAATAGCTAGTAGCGGAAGAAATGGCCCGGTGGGCCCCGAGACATTAAGGTGTGTCCAGACAGTCGTGGAATCTAAAAAGCCCAAACTCGGCAACTTGCATTTATCCACCTACGACAAAATACCGGTCATAGACACAATGGCCCCTATCTTAAACAGTAATGGAGAGCTTAAAGGCATTCTACTGTTAAGAAGCTCCCCAAGAACCTATTTATACCCCATGTTAGAGACCTGGCCCGTTCCTAGTAAGTCTTCCGAGGCCCTAATAGCACGCAAGCAAGGTAATGATGTGGTTTTTTTGAGCCCGCGTAAGATAGAAGAAGATGCTCTCTTTTCAAGGGTATCCATAGAAGCTGATCTACCATCGGCTAAGGCCGTTACCGGAACAACAGGGATTTATGTTGGTCCCGACTACCGCGGCCGGCAAGTTATGTCCTATTTGGCGGCTGTAAAAGATTCTCCATGGTTTCTTGTTTGTAAGGTAGACCTGGAAGAAATTTATAAAGAAACCAAGTATAAGAGAACTGTCATTGTCATGTTTTCTCTGACAGTAGCATTCTTGCTGCTGTTGTCTATTGCGTTTACTTACCGCAATCAACAGGCTTCGGCCTTGAATAAGCTTTATCTGTCCGAAATAAAAGAAAAAGAAATTAGAGAAAAGTTCGAGTTTATGTTCAATTTTGTTCCCATGGGGATCATGCACTTTGATTCCACCGGGGCAATTACTGCTTGCAATGATCAGTTTGTTCAGATAATAGGGTCTAGCAGAGAGCAGTTAATAGGGCTGAATACGATTAAGGACATAGCAGATGAAAAGATGATAGAGGCTATCTCCCTCTGTCTCAATGGAGAGGTGGGTTTTTATGAGGGCTACTACACGTCTGTTACTGCCAATAAGACAACCCCAGTAAGATGTGAATTTGCTCCCATTAAGGTGGGTGGTAAGGTGCAGGGGGGGATAGGTTTAATTAAGGATATCACGTACAGGAAGAGGGCTGAACAAGCCATTCAAGTTAGCGAGTTGCGTTACAGGAAACTGTTTGAATGTGCCAGGGATGGTATCCTAATACTCGATTATGACACAGGCAAAATTTTAGATGCTAATCCATATCTCATGGAGATTTTAGGTTACTCTCATTCTGAGTTCTTAAACAAGTATTTGTGGGAAGTCAGTCCGTTTAAAGACGCCGCTTTAAACAAAGATTCTTTTGAAAACTTGAAAGCCACAGGTTATACGCGTTACGAAGACTTGCCTATAGAAACAAAGGACGGTAGGAAAATAGACGTAGAATTTGTGAGTAACTGCTATCCAGCAAATGGGCAAACCTATATTCAGTGTAACATTAGAGACACTACAGAAAGGGTTATTCTTCAGAGACGACAGGACTTCTTCATTGATACCCTGAAAATGCTGAATAGGCCTTTTGCAGGCCCAAAAACAATAGAGGATCTTCTCGTACTCATACAGTCTTATACTGGTATAGAGGCCATAGCCATAAGACTCCAAGAAGGGGAGGACTATCCTTATTTTGTTTACCGGGGTTTTGATAAACAGTTCATCAAGATGGAAAGTTCTCTGTGTGCTCGTGATTCTAATAGGTGTGTAATACGAGATCCTGAGGGCAAACCCGTGTTGGAGTGCATGTGCGGGTGTGTAATCCGGGGACAAACTGATCCCGCCTATCCTTTCTTTACCGATAGGGGAAGTTTCTGGACTAATAGCACTAGCACGTTAATAAGCGGCAGCTTGCAGGTGAAATCCAGGAACACCTGTAACGCCCAGGGTTACGAATCGTTAGCTATCATACCACTTTCTACTGGACCCGAAATTATAGGATCTTTACAGTTAAACGACAGGAGCCCGGGCGTGTTCAACGATTCTTTGATAAGGTTCATGGAAGAGATAGCCCTTATTATAGGTGTGGCGGTAAGAAGAACCTGGCAGGAGGATCGTATAAAGCTTTTGGAGGTAGCTAAGACTAAAGATCAGCTGCAGTCTTCACGGCTTTTGAATTCCGGTATAGCGCATGAATTGCGGACCCCCATGCAGGCATTACTTAACTGCTTAGAATTAATACGGGAAGAGGTAGGAGCAACTTGTGATTACAGCTGCGAGGCCTCTGAGAAAGCAGATTGTCCAATGAAAAAGCCTGTTTGTGACAGTAAGCAAAGTATATTGGAGCTAGTCGATGACGGCCTGGAAAGAACCGAGTATTCTGTTAAGGTATTGAATTCATTGTCGGAGTACTCAAAGATAGCTAGTGCAGACGAGGTGCATTTAATTAACGTTGTTCCAGAACTGAAGACTATAATGAGGACACTTATGTTCACCGACCAATTTAAGTGTATGAAAGAAGATAATTTTATCTTAACTAATAAAGACGAAGAGGAAGGGTGCTTTGTGTCAATAAATAGAGTTGACTTCTCTCAGCTCATAACAAACCTATGCAGAAATTCCAGGGAAGCCATTGTAAGCGAAGAGCCAAGAATAGAGATAGTAGTATCCCGTGCGGTTGAGGGGATTCAAGTTGTTATTATTGACAATGGAAAAGGAATAGATAAGGCATTAGGAAATAAGATATTTGAACCGTATTTTTCTACAAAGGAAAATCCGGACGGATATAACCAAGGACTCGGATTGGCAATGGTGAGAGACATCATTGCAGCCTACGGAGGGACAATAAAATATACAAGTCAGCCGGGGCACACGGAGTTCACAGTCACATTGCCATGTGAAAGTATAGAATAGGACAGGAGGATTTATTAATGGCATACTACATCAAGAATATAAGCGAGAATTACGCTTGGATTCTGAAAAACCAGCTAGGGCCGGGAGAAACCTTGAACCTGACGAAAGTGTTCCAAGGGTTCTGTAAACCAAAGGCAGCCTCAAGGGCAGAAGCTAACAACCCGAAGTTCTCTGAATTTAATGAGCACGAGTTCGACGAATTCTTGGACTGGGTACAGGAAGAGATTTTGGTAGACAAGGGGACCTTTGAGTTACTGAATGACGCTGACCTGCCTGACGGCGAGGAAGAGTATAGCGAGGACTTCGCTACTCGGACCTCCAAGCGGAGAGCTTTCCGAAAGGCTGCTAAGCCAATAGGAGACATAAAGGTCAGGGGAGACGTAGAGGCGATTAAGGATAAAAGAGTCACACATAAGCAGGTAGGCAAAAAACTGCCTTCCCAGAAGGAGATTTCTCCAAAGGAAATAGCTTGGCTCCCATTTGACAACGTGTCTAAGAGAATCATCGGTGACATCGAGGATATTCGTAGACTTAAAACGGCGTTCCGTTTGGTTCGTAATATCAATGGCCAAGAGAGAACACGAAAGTTGATTGAGGATAGGATCAACGAATTAGCTTCTGTGGGAAGATAATGATTGATCAGGCTTTCATAGATGAATTCAGGAAGGACCAGAAGCAGCATGTTCTGGACCTAAGTAGGAATACTATCATAGGTTATGGTAGTAGTATAGAAGAGGAATGTCCTAACTGTACCTACGACGGTGTGGCTGGGGCTTCCGGTGCTTCCTTTACTTCATTTAGTGGAACCGTGACGGTGTTGGAGGGGACCCCCTACGCTAAGACTTTTGAAGCTAAATCGTTCAGAAGGCATTGCCCCGTGTGTGGGGGTAAGGGGTTCTTCTCTGCTCCTAATGAAAAAACCATAAAGGCCCATATCAATTGGGCTGATAAAGATCGTAACAGTTATCCTAATTCCCCGGTGGGAATTTCAGGACAGAATACAGTTAAGATAAAAGCCGACAGCATATACTACGATGACTTTCTTGTTGCTACCTACTTCAAGGTAGACGGTGTCACTGTAGAGCCTATAACAACCCCGGTCATCCGAGGCATGGCTGCCGCTGATGGTATTGTGGAGATTTGGTGTGGAACTACCGACACAGGGAAGGCAGTAAAGAAATGAAGAAGATAGCCCCGGATGTATTAAAAAACCTGAAGGAGTATTTAAGCTCTGAGGGGCCTGGGGGGAAGAAGGTCATAAACGCATTCATGGAGCAATTTGAAAAGCTCAGCGAGAGATCTCCTAAGGATGACCCCACCAATTTGAAAAATCATATGATGTTTCTTTTGTCCCATATAAAAAAGACGTGGGATGAGAGTTTGAGTATAGCCTCGGACGGAACCATCAATATAGGTGTATGTAGTGACGAGACTTTGGGTTTCGATGTTAACCGGGCAAAGTTAAAGCACCACCCCAGCCCGGTTGTGTGGACTGTCTATCTTATAAGAGGAATAGGGGGAAGGTATGCCTTTGTTAACCCAGACACTTATTTTAAGAAACACGGCCACCCCATGCCCCCACAGTACTTCGGGGGTTTTCTGATTAGCAAAAGAGCGTGGAAAAAAGAGGGCTGGGATAGCGCGGTGGGTTCTTTTGAATCCTATGAGCATCCGTCCTCAGGAGCGTCTCCTATACCGCTGTTTCAGAATGTCATTAGGAGCATTGATATACAGGGTTTGGTCTCCGAGGTATTAGGAGAGATGGAGGTAGAGGTCTTATGAAATTAACCAGGCAAGAAGATGTCAGCATGTACTTCTATCTTCGTGACATGGTCATAGGTCCACAATACGTTGAGGTTTTTGAAGAAGAAGAATTAGTGCTGGCGGAATCCGGAAAGTGGGACATGGCTTATCCTACTACTACGAACATCCATCCTTTCAGCAGAGGCACTCACAGCGGGTTGGGGCGGGGCCTGTTGTACTTCGATCTTGCATTCGACTCTTGTCTGTTTGGGCCTGAACAAGATGATATGGTAAGAGTATATGATGGCACAGGGGACCTACCTCGCATTGATTATTCCGTAAACTACTTGACTGGACAGGTTTATTCCAATCTTGATCTCTCTGATTATTCCGTAGACTACTACTGGCATTATGTATCTGTTATTGATGCTTGGCCGCAGGAGGATGTACCTGACTTGCCTGTCGTGAGTATAGAGTTGCAGCTATCCGAAAGTCTGCCCCTCCAGCTAGGCGGAGGAGATATTAGGGGTGCTAGCTGGCATGTAGAGATTTTTGCCAACAATAAGGGAGAGCGGGACGATCTCATGGATGTAATCTTTGAGGGAATAAATCTAAGACGTTGTCCTATTTATACATTTGAGGGAGGCTTGCCTTTAACTAGAGAGGGCCTGTACAACTCAGATTTTGTGGTAGAGGAGAACCTTAATTATCCCAGTCTTTTCTTTGAAAACGCGAAAAAAAGCCTAACTGGTTTACCTAGTTGGGGTTTTTATCAGAACGAAGTGATTAACAAGTACAGAGCTGCAATAACCTTTGATACAAAAGCCTATAAGAAATAGCCAATTAACTAACTAAGTGAGTGATTTTGAAGATGTGAAAAGGTAAAGGATCGGATCTGACCTAATGGTTTTGATGCTAACGTTAAAATCATAAGAATGCCCCCACAGCGTCTAACGATTGAAAAAGCATTAAACAATTAGGACCTTTTTGACTATTATGGAGGAATACAAATAATGGCAGCAAAACGTGATCGTATTCTATATGCGAGCCAGAGTGTCAGGGTCAATGGACGACTAGTCTATCGAGTCCAGACTCTCGGTTCCAACTCTACCTTCACTTCGGAAGACGTGTTCGAGTTGGGTCATCTAGACAAGGTGGATGTTGTTGACGACGTTCCTGCTGTAGCAGTAGCGCTTGACACCAATGATTTTGGTGGAGTCAACGGCATGGCCATTTTGGCTGGTATGAACCCAGATCGTATGAAGGGAGCCCCCACTTCTAGTGGCGCTTATCTACGTACGAATGCTGTGTGCACAGGTTCCGGGTCCAGGTACTATCACGGTTTGGCTCTGGCTGATTATACTATGTGTGACGGTGTGAAGATAGTAGCACCGGTGCAGAAGGAAGCCTCTTTGGGTACCTCCGACGATGAAATTCAGATGACGCTCTACATGGACAAAGTCTATGTAAACAGCATAACTTTGACTTACAACGTTGGAGCTAACGCCACAGAGAACTACGCAGCTGAAACTGACAACAAACGTTGGTTGGTTAACGGTGCTAAGTTCGTTACTACTGAAGAGTGGGTGATAGCTTCTCCTTCAAACAGCCAGGCGCTGAACGTCGGACTCGCCACTGGTAAGAGCATACCAGAGCTTTCCGATTGTAAGAGGGCCTTCCTCTCCTTTACCACCAACGGTAAAGAAGGTGTGGAAGTCCGAATCAAGACCGAGAGACAGGGAACTATTTACCCTGTAGCCGCTGCAGCCGCAGCCGGTACTTTCGGCTATAATGACGGGACTAGAACCCTAACCCTACCTACAGACGCAGCTACGCTGTGGACTGAGGCCATCAAAGTTATCGCTGTGTACGCGGCTGATGCTTTTGGTGATACCGGCAACAATGCTGGTGGCGGGTTGGATTCTACTGATGCCTTCAATAAGTACTTTGAAGCCATCGACAGCACCCAATATCCAGAGGATGTTGGAGCTGTGCGACAGGGCCAGGTCGAAGTCTACTTGCTAGACCCGGATGACCCACCAGCCAATGATGACTGGGCAATGACCCTGCGTATGCAGACTGTTACCATTACGGCAACACCGACACGTACACCATTGAATGAGCTGGGCCATCAGAGACCTTATGCTCGTCCGATGAACTTCCCAGTGGCTCTCACTACCAACACCACGACCACAGCTAACGACCTAGAGTTGTTCGCTAAGATCGCTGGTTTAACTCCTGCCAACTACGAAGACGGCGGAAGCGGTACTGACATAGCGCTGAACCATCTAATGTCCAAGGAAAACCTTTACCTAGTTGTTAAGGTATTCCAGCAGACTGACGAGGAAGCAGGTGGAACCGGTCTTAACCGTAAGGCTATGGTTGCCAATATGTTGGGAGACGAATACTATGACTGGGACGGCGCTGGCACCTACACTGATGTCGGTACCTGTGCAAGCCCAGACAGAGAGCGTCCTCTCAAAACCGTTATCGTTCCTAAGCTGAAAATCACGGCTGAGAACTTTAACAACGCAGCCGGTGGAGGCGGCGGAGGCGGAGCTGGGGCAACTCAGGAATTCAACTTCCGTTCATCCAACGAACTCTATGTTGTAAAGGGCGACGTCCATATTCAGGATGTGTTCTGCATGGAGAGAAACACTGCAGCTGACCAGTGGTAATAATCACTGATCCAGATATAATGTAAAGGTGGGCGGGGTCGGTACATCCTTCCCCGCCTTTTTTAAAGGTACAGGAGGTAAAGGACAATGGCATCAGAGGAAACGCAAGTCCAATCCAGAAGCAGAGCTAAGTTTTTGAAAAAGATAAAGGAAGTGCACGATAGGGCTTCTGGGCAAATTCTAGACCTCGTTGACGTTTCTCTTGGAGACGAGGGTAAATTCAAAGCTATCAGATCAAAGATTCTACGGGTCATTAATGACGCGGGTCGTAACTTCGATAAGGAGTTAGAGCGCCATTATTTGATGGAATATGTATCTACTTCCGAGGACGTAATCGTGTTTGGAAGCGGGAATAGCGCGACTAACAATAGCTAAGGTGGAGGAACAAGGCAATGGCCGATAAGAAGACAGAAGAGCAGGAGCTCAAAGACATTTTTGGTGATAAGAGATATTTCATCAATGACGGACCAGGTGGGGACGGGAAAAAGTATTACCTAGATAGTGCCGACGTGGACGAAGTAAGAAACGCAGACTGGCATTATTCAAAGACATACAACGAGGCCCTGCTTGCTGGAGTGACTACTGCCGCACAGATGGCAGACATTCTGGAAGAGCGTAGCATAACTGGTAAGTCCTATGAGGAAAAGCGCCAGACCCTTATTAAGGATCTTGACGACTCCGTAGAGAAGCTCACCACAGCTAGCGGTCTTGACGATAAGAAAGCCCTTGCAACAAGGGTAGAAGAGTTACGAAACCAGTTGTTCAGGCATAATCAGAGGGCCGCAAGCCCAATGAGTAATACCTGTGAGCAGTTGGCAGAGGACGCCAGGGTGGAATATTTAACTTCCGCCATGATCAAGGATGACCAGGGCAACAGGGTGTGGGACTCTTATGGTTCATATAAGACTACCAATAGACCTCAACTTGCCATGCGATCCCGATATGAGATCATGCTGGCCTTACAGGGGTTAGATAGTGACTTTTTGTCCAAGACTCCGGAGGCACTGGCCCGAGAAGAGATCAAACAACTCGAATCAGGGGAGTCTAAAACCGATGCGGCTGACAAGCCTACTGGTAAGAAAGACAAGAAACCTGCCAAAAACTAAGTCAATAAAAAGGAGAGGGCGGGCGGCCTTAGGTTGCCCGTATCCTCCTTGTATTAGGAGGGGATAAAATGGCTATTGACTGGTCCTTAGAAGAACTACAATTAGCACTAGATGAAATAGTTACCGGGGAGAAGCTTGTGGAAATCCACGATAAGAGCGGAGAGTCTATCTTTGTTCTTTTCAAGTACCCGTCTAAATCAGACATGCGAAATTCTGACATGAAGATGAAGCAGAAAATACAGCATGCTGTTAGAGAGAAGTTTCTTACCGAGCAGCAGATGTTGGACATCATCCGCCAGAGACGTATTTGGACGGAAGACGACGACGAGCTCATCGAGGATTTTAAAGAGAAAATAGCAAAATGGAAAGATAAGCTCACTAACCCAGACCTGACCGAGAGAACAAGACAGACAGTTAAAGAGGCCATTCAAGGTTTTGAAAATAAGGTGTTCGAGGCTGAATACAAGAAAGAGATAATGCTGGTGAATACAGCGGAAAGAAAGGGCCGCCAAGAAAAGTTTGAGTATTTAGCTTGGAGCTCAAGTTATGACCCAGAAACCGGAGAAAGGCTCTGGAATAATTATCTAACTTACTGTAGATTGATGGATGCTCCATTAAAGAACAATCTATTAGGTGAGTTCATTAAGTATCTGGGCGGAAGGAAGACCGAGGAAATACGATATATTGCTAGAAGTAACCTGTGGAGGATCTGTTACGTCATAGCACAAAAAACTAACACACCACTCTTCCCTAGAGCAGTAGTTGATTTGACACCTGACCAAACTAACCTAGCTTGGTGGGCTGGTTATTACGACGGTATATACCAGATGATGCCAGAAGATATACCAGATGACTACACTATAGAAAATGATGAAGCACTCGATGCTTACATGGAAGACCTGCACAAGGAACGGTCTCAAGAAAGACAGGACGCTAAGAGAGATAAGAAGAACCCGTTTGGGGCTAAGTCTGCAAGGAATATGAAGGAACAGCTGATTATGCGCACTAACCCGGATTACTTGGATAATGAGTATGACAAGATTCCGGGAGACAAAGCATTGCATCAAGGAACTGACTTGTCCTTGAAAGACGAAGCGGGTGCCGGTACTAAGGCTGCTTTGCAAAGAAGCAAGCAAATAGTAGGCAGCAAACGGTTCAACAAAGAAAATCAAACTTAGGAGAGCTTAGACCGTTACCATGGCGGAAGAATATACTTTTAACATCAGACTAAAAGTAAACGAAGAAACCACCAAGTCCAGCCCTGATGCTGGAAAGGGTAGTGGTGAATTCGAGCGCTTGCTAAACAAAGCTACTGATGTTTTAAGGGACATCAGCTCTTTGGATATCAGGTCACTTAAAGGGGCCATGGGCTCTCGCGGCGGGTCTAAGGATTATGCCAGTGACAGGATCAAGGCTGAAAAGAGTGCTATTGAGGAGCAGATAGCCTTGTTGCGTGGGCTGAGAGCTTTTGCTCCGTCTATAAGCACTTCAGACTGGTCAGCTGGGAAGGGGAACGCCGACCCTACTAAGAAATTTGAGAAAGCTTACGAGAAGCCACAAGAAAAAGCTGAACTACAGGCAGAGCTCCGCAGGGAGCTTGACAGACAATTCCACTCTATAAATCAAACCACAGATACAATCAAGAGAAGTCTGGAGCAGCAGAGGCAGACTTTCCTAGACTACCATAATGAGATAAAGGCTCTGAGAGCTCCATCTACAACTACTACTTTTGCAGGGGAGCGAATAACTGTCCAACCAGAGCGTTCATTGCAGCAGATGGTTGCTCCTAACATATTCACCAGACAACTGGAGTTGCAGATCGAGAAACTAGCTAAAGTCTCTAAAGACCAGCTAGCCAAAGAGATGCTTAGAATTAAGTCGTTCATGGACGACACCTACGGAGAGATAGACACTGCATTGGGTCAGGTGGGCTACGAGGCTCACAATAGGGCCAAGCAGGAAGTCAGTAAGGTAAAAGAGCAGCTGGATAAAATAGTTGCTTCTGGAGATCCTCAGAAAATAAGCCAAGAGACTGAGGCAGCCCTTAAATCTGGACAGCTGACAAAACAAATTAGCGACATGAGGCGATCTATTGAGGACGCCTCGGCTGTGTTCTCCAAGGAGCTAGGGGCCGAAATGGACAAGGCCCGCAAGTCTTTTGAACAATTCCAAAGAAATATAGTTTTTACATTCCAGAGACCTCAGTTCTTTGACCCGGCTGGCCCGGAGTTCCGAGACATAGAATCTATGAGTTCCCGAAAGGGTATGGGTATGCCTATAGGTGGTAGATACGCTGGTGCCCCTAGAATAACTTTTGATGAGAAGGGCATGGCTAAGTACCAGATAGTAGACGTTAAAGCTCTGGCACGAGAGACTGCTAATATAATGCAAGCCTCAGGACTGAAGCAAGCCTTGGGAACCGACTTCAGCGCCTCTCTACAGAAAGCTATAGACAGATATTTAGACGAACATCAGATCTCCAGAAGAATTGAAACCTTGATGTCCTTCTCCGTGAATGACCTGAAGAGGATACAACTTGACCTGATTAATTTAGCACAGAAAGAATTGAGATCCAAGGTGGGGGACCAAGAGGGACAACGTCGGCTAGACGTATTCCAGAAATATATAGAGGGCATGACAAATCAGCAGCTTTCTGTTCCATCTATGTATAAGAGCTCAAGGGGAGCTGGTATAATCAGAGACCCAGAGCGCGGGGAATATCTCACCCTTAGTAGATACGTAGAAGCACGACCTGGTATAAATGAACTAGAAGATAAGTTTATGCGTCCAGTAATGGATGCTATTAGAAAACTAAACTTTAGGCCACAAGAACAGCCCGAGTGGATGAGAGAGCTTGGGAAGGTAGTAAAAGACTTCTGGGTTAGAACCAGACCAGCCGAAGGCCACGGAGTAGGTACCGGAATGGAGGCCGCCTCAAGAGAGACATTACACAGGGTTAAGAACTCTTTTGACCGGGTAGCAGATTTCCTTAAGCAGACTCGCGGTCCGAGAGCAGGTCGGGCGATCTCAGAGGTGCAGGAGTTAAAGAAGCAGTTCTTTGATGAATACCACCGAGCCTTAAGGGAGTCCATAAGAACTACAGAAGAGAAGATCCTGAAGGAAGAAGTAGTCAGTGGGAGAAGAAAGCTCCCCGAGGCGTTGGAGTCTAAGTATAGAGAACAGTTGAAACCCTTAGTTGGCAAGGGCGCTCGCTATGAAATGATCCCTGAGCCTGTAGTGGGTTTCTTGAGACAGGAGAGTGTAAAGGCCGCCCGCAAGATAGAGGCTATTCCTGTAGACAAGTTAGAATCTCGTATGCAACAAGTTTCCCAGCAGGAGAAACAAATTATAGGGAAGTCTGACTATGCCAATCGAGCGTGGCAAAGGGCCTTGGAAGAGTTTTCTAAGTATCGACAGGTTGATTTTTATAATCTATTGAACAGAGCAGCATCCTTTTCTAAAGAGGGAGCAAACGAGCTGGAGAGGCTGCGTAATAGTCTGTCTGCAGCAGGCCGCCTGAGCAATGAGTCCTATTTTCAAGAACTTTTACAGCAACAATTTAAGAAAGTATTTGACCCCATCAAAGAAAAGGTTCCGGAAGAACACGAGGCTATGCAAAAGCATGAAGTCTATGGTAAGTCTAAAGTTGTAACTATACAGCCTAAGATACCTGGTATGGACGCTGGCCCAAGCTCTTACGGAGTGCCAGTCGATCTGCAGGCCAAAAAGAGATTCATTGTACAGCGTAACCTGGAGATGGAGGATCTCTTTGAGAAAGAAATGCTCCGCGGCATCGACAAGGCAATGAAAAAGCTTGGTCCAAATATCGAAAGACTAGCTACTGTTGGTTTGAACGAAGCATCTGCTGCCGGTGACAAAGACTGGGGGGAACAGTTCGTAGAAAAATTCTTCAAAGGAAAAATGTTACAGCCTTTCGCTTCTTATGACCCAAGGCAGACTGAGGCTTTCGGACGTTCTATAAACCCAGCTCGCCCCACTGGAGCAGCTTGGGATTCCCTCGCTGGTTTGGAGTTCAACGCTGTACGCTCTAGAAAAGCACAAGATCTTATTAAGACAGGCCAGTTTGGTACTTACGGAACTGGCCTCAATTTGACTACAGTTTTGAAAGACGTCTCCCAGGGGTTTGAGGATCTTTACGAGATAGGCCGCAGGGCTCAAGAGCTCGCAACCTTCAAATACAAAAAAGAGATAGTTGCTAATCTAAAGTCTGCCCCTGAGTTACTCAAAGGTAAAACCATTAAATATTTAGAAGACCTGGGAAGCGAGATCTTCGGAGCCCCAGTCTCTATTAAGGGTATGGCTGATGAAACCTTTGTTACTGACATAGTGAAAAGGTGGGCGCAGTCCCCTAAAGGTCCAGTCGAAGAGAACATAGTGGAAATGCTAGATAGTTACTTGGGGCACGAAGCTCGTAAGTTATCTTCAGGGCAGGTTATGAAAGGCGTAGGGGCCACTATTTTTGGGCGGATGAAGGGCGGTGGCAAAGACCTTGAAGAGGAAGTTGCAGCGAAAGCCAAGAAGGGTATGTTTCCTAAGGTGAAGTTTCAAGACATAGGGGAGTTAATAGATGTACCTAAAGATTTTGAGCAACTATTTACTGAACTGATTAAGGCTAGAAAAGACCTGAGCCCAGAAAAAGCCCAGCAGGCACTAGACATGATTAAGGGAACCAGAAATATGGTTATGATGTCTAGCCAGCATCTAAAAGAATTTAAGATGTCACCACTGGAATATGGCACCGGAAAAGTGATGGGACAGGAAGGCTCCCTTAGCTTAGAGCAGAGAAAGAAGGCCCTGGGAGATCTGTTGGGGATCAACTTTTCGAGTGGGTCTTCTATGAAGGGCATAACTGCAGACATGGAAAAGGTTCGAGACGAATACCGCAAGACAGTGGGCAGTGAGCTTACTAAAGAGGCCCCCGTAGATCTACGAATCTCCGCTTCTGGAATAGGAAAGGGATCTCGTATGATTGGTGGTAACTTGGCTGAGTTGATTACTAACAACATTATTGGAAACCTACGCTCTAAGGCCCTTAAGGGCGAAACCCTAATGGAACAAATTCAAAGGGAACCACTAGCCAGAGTTATGGTGGAAGATACAGCCTCCGGCATTGAAGCTCGTAAGCTTGCTCAACAGTATAAGGAAGCTCTAAATCTCAAGGGCAAATATGGAGAGGAGTTTGTCTTTTCTCAGGGCGACCAAATGGAGAAGGCCATAGCTGGCACAATACACATGATGGTGATGAAGGAGCCTAAGGGGTGGGTCCCTAAGGGGGCTGAGCACCTTGTTAAAGGGGCTTCTAAGATGACTATTGACCCACACGCCTGGTTTGGCCTACAGAAACTGTTTGAGCCAGGCGGGGCTATGATGCGTGAATTTACCACCAGATCCTTTCCGGAGGCGAGGGAGGCAGGGTCTTTTATAGATGCTCTACGGTCATTTGCCAAACTAAGAGAGGATGAAATTCGTCAGGATAAAACCAGACGAGTAATAGGGGTTGAGGAGCTTACTAAAGAGGGGTCCTCCGGTTACGTTGCCCCACTAAAGAGAAAAGCCACTGTCGCTGATTTGGGTGACACTATATTTGACGCCTTCAAGTTTGGTAAAGCCTTGACTTTGCAACTCCCTGAGCCTTCAGATGAGATGGCAGAAACAATAGCCAAAGACGTACAAGAGAAGATCAAGAAGGGCGAACAGGTAATGCCCGTTAAGAAGGCCATAGAAATTCCGGAGATAACCGCACGCCAGTATGTCACATCAGAGACAGGAGAGGTTTTGCCCTCCACAGTCTCCAGGTATCTATCCGAATTGGTAGAAGCCACAAGAAGATACTATAAGCTACAGGGCCCCACTGAGAGCCCAGAGATAGCAGAGATGAAAAGGACTTTCATTAATGCAATAGTAGGAGATTTTTATAACAAGTTCCACTCTGTACGAGAGGTTGATGTTAAGAAAGAGCTACTAGGGAAACTGGAAGACCAAGTTCTGTCCCTCGTCGGCCAGCAGAAAATGCCTCAATTCTCTGCTAAGTCCTCCCTTATAACTGACCCCAATGACCCGCATAAAGCATGGTTTCCGACCCTCTATTCTAGGTTGGGCGAAGATCAGATTAAGGGCCTAGAAGAGGGCATGAAAAGCGGGATAACTATAAAGGAAGCTTACGAGAAACATATCAAACCCAGCGTGGATGACTCTGTAACAAGCCAAAACTACTTAGCTAGATTACTGAGGGACCTAGTTGCTGGTCCAGTTATTTATTCTAAGGATGTCAAAAAGATAGGGGAGACTGTAACCAAAGATATTTCCTCTGGATTAGAGAAGGGCTTTGATATAAAAGACCTAGTGTCTGATAAGTCTATGGATAGTTTATTAAAAGACTTCAGACAGTATGAAGTAACTAGGGACGAGCGAGGCAAAGTTTCCGGATATAAG